TATTTTACCAAAGAATAGGGTGTTTTTTGTGTTTTTTTGATAAAAAATTCCTTCAAAGCTTAATTAAATCAAGGGGTTAAGTGCATTTTTTAACTCCGAAACTTGAGTTATATTGTTTACAAAGATAAGCGGCAAGTTCAACCGCTTCCTTGTAAACTTTATTAAAGTAGGTTTTATCGGTTAAATTATCTTCACAAATCTCAAAGCTAATATGTGTATTATTTGCATCTCCACCAGCATGCCAACCACGATGATTCCAAGGTAGTGTTTGGTAAGTTGCAATTGATCCATCTTTTAACTTTCCGATGAAAGCATGAACACACACTTGTCTGCCATCTGGACGTGGCTGGTTCCAATGATTGTTGTATTGGTTTTTCCCTAACAAACCATCATCTGGGCCAACATAGCGTTTTAAATTCGGATTGTTTGCTCCAGTGCTATGGACCATAATTCCTTTTGGTGTAATTTTCTTTCCAGCTTTGTAACATTCATTCTTCGTTAAATATAATTGTTTTAAATTCATTCTTCTTTTCCTCCCTTATTGTGTAACTGAGCAAGTACATTTTTTAACTTCTCAGGAATCGGTAAACCTAATCGTGAAGCATTTTCTAACATGGAAATACCTTCATTTGAACAATAAAAAAAGATGACTGCGGTTCTAAGTACGCTGCCATCTCCTATCAAGTGAGTGTCAATCATATGACCGACACCAACCATTATAAAAATTAATACCTTTTTAAATATCCCTCGGTAACCAATTTCACTAGATAGTTTCTTATCGACAATTGCGCACATAATTCCAGTGACATAATCAGCAATAACCAATATGATTAGTGCATATAAAAAGCCATCTCCCCCTCCTAAAAACCAACCTATGAACCCGCCTGATGCTGTAACAATAATTTGTATCCAGTTCCAGATATCTTTCATGGTGAATTTCCTCCTCATTTTTTTAAAATTTTCTATATAAAAAGAGTGTCCACATTTTGTAGACACCCTTGAATTGTTTATACTAGTTTTGGTAAAGCTTCCCACAGCCTCATATCTTCCTGCCCTAGTGACCAGATAGCAATGCCTCGTAATTTCCATCGGTAAGCCGCTTCATTTGCCCAATAAACCAGACTATCGACATCTTGATAATATAAAATAGAAAAACCATCTGCATCACCTAAAAACAGTCGTGATATCCAAATGTTAATATCTTTTGGTTTTATTTTAACCATATAGTCATTGCCCGCAGTAAGAGGTAATTCAAGTGAATGGAAAAAATCATAATCCATTGATATATCTTCACTTCTTGTACTTATTTCTTCTACATCATTATTCACTTTAAATACTTGAAATTCACTATCCCATGTGACTCCTGTTCTTGAAATTCTTCCAAACTCAACTGTATCTCCATTGGGAAAAGTTATATCTACACTTTCATATGGTTCGTATGTCCAAGCATCCCCTAAACGAAGTAAGTCAGCAATCATCCGGTTATCAGAACGAACACCCGCATATCCACCATTAAAATTACTTATATCAACTTTAAACCTAAAAGTATTTGCTGCCCCGGAATACACCCTGACAGAATTATTACGAATTCGCATTTCAATCGTGTACAGATTAGGAGCAGTTCGTAAATTAGCGTTTGATGTTCGTTCAATTTGAACATTATAACTACCTAGTAATGAACTACCTTTATACAGTTCCAAACGCTGGGTACTATAGTTTAAACAACAAAATAAATCACCACAGAATACTCCCGCTCGTCCATTCTCATTTTGCGGAAAACCTATTCTTGCCCTAATGTGTATATCTTTAAAATCAGAATATCTCCATGTTAATTCACCCGTTCCATCAAGCTGTGCATAAGGACGTGGATTGTTAAAATCATCTTTTTTCCACACATCCCATTCACCACTTAGAGTTGTCCAATAATTGCTAGGCAGCGGATTTTCATCCTTGAAATCTTCGTACCAAATGAGAGCTGAGTCTGGCTTTCTTCTCAACACTTCAGTCGTTAATTTAAATGCCCGGTCAGGTTCTACCATTTGACCATTTACCCCTTTAAATTTTCGCGGGGCAAGTAAAAATTCCGCTTCACCCACGCTAGATGTTTGTTGAAAGTCTGAGCAAACTCTAAAACCATAAAACTGTACACCAGGTATTCCGGTTTTAACTTTGATGGTATGTGCACCTGCTGTTAAGGATATATTCTTCTTTAACGTTAACCAGCAAGTCGTTCTCCAATAAGGCCACCACAGCCTATTTTCATTAAAGATTGTTTCATTACTATCAATCGATATTTTAATCGAATTCTTATCCCAAAAAGGAAATCCAATTCTTACTGCAATGTCATAAGTTCCGCTGGATTGTATAGTGAAATTGTATGTTGTTTCACCATTTTCTCCGAGAGTGACCATTTGCGATGATTCAGATACAACTCCCGCATGACTGTCATAATTACTGCCTAGACGATCAATAAATACAGTTCCAAATTCTGTCTTTTGCTGTTTACTATATGCCGTTAAAAAACTCCTTCGATTATAATCTTCTGCAATTAATGGATTGGTTCGTGCAATTGCATCTGGACCTTCCATATAATCATAAACATGCGGAAGTGCCCATGGAACTTTATCGTAATCATCCCAATAAGCAATGATAGGAATCATCGGTTGAGGTGGAGCATCATTAGTAAAATTATAACCACCTGTCATCCAAATCTGTGCTGCATAATACGTATTAGATGTACCACGATAAACCCTATTTAAGTTTTGTGGAGTATCATCAATTCGCCAGTTCCAACCATAACCAGGAAGACCTAAAAATATCTTCTTAGGTGACATGACGCTCGTAGCATAATTATAAATACCTTCCAACCAATCTCGCGGGGAAACAGGACCAGGAGCCGAACCTGCCCAAGCCATCCCATAACTCATAATCGCAGCCGTATCACAATAAGGATCTAAATCTTCATATACACACCAGTTTTCTTCTCCAACTGAGCCTTGAACCCCAGTCATTCCGGGTAAGCAAATATTGACCAATTTTGATGGGTCATGCTGTTTTACAGTTTCATAGATGTCTTTAAATAAAAGGTTTGCGGCATTTTTGTTTTCATAGCCACCGCCACGTTCTAAATCAATATCAACACCATCACACCATGGATACTTATTCATGATCCGAACAATCTCAGATAAAAATTTATCTTTTGCTCCATTCGTGTTATTTCTGATTGCTGTAAATATTGATGCCGTTCCATGATTCATGATTGTTAGCAGCCACTTTATATGCGGCCATTTATTAATATATGGCATCATGCTCGATATACTCGTCCCTGTTTCTTTAATAGTACCTGTAATATCTACCTCAAATGTAAATATACCGACCGTGTCAAGCCTATCCCCGTATTTGTTTAAAGCCTCATACATTCTTGCGTTTCCCATGAAACTCCACACCATTGTCTTTTTACCTTCGAGATATTGACTCATTGCTTGCCACTTCCTTCTTGCATTTCCTGGAATTCAAATAAAACTCTAGCTGCTTTTCCTTCTTCGAGTTCTACAATGTGCTTACTATCAGATGCTGCGGTATATTGATAAAACCCTTCTTTTTCTGTTTTGGTTTGATTTCGCAACGCTTGTCTACTTGAAGCCAATAATGAAAATGTGTCATCTGGATTTGCTACAGCTTTAAATTTCATATGTTGGGATCCATATCCTTGCGAAAGTTTAATACTTCCTGCTTTCATTGATTGAAGGGGTGTGATATGACAATCCAGTCCTGCAGATGTTGTTCCCAGATTAAATATGACAATCGTTTCTTTACTTCTAACCACTCCATTATAGAAACGAACTGGGAGAACCCCGCTTTCTTCTCTATATTTTTCAAGTGAGGCTTCTGTGTTTAAGACATATCCCGTTAACTTATCGCCTTCTTGAAGTTGTATATCTGTATAATAAATCGTCCCCGTACAGTCTGTAACGAACAATTTCAAAGTTACATTTACGACTCTTTTATCTTCTTTCACACGTATCGTTTCACTAAATCGAGTAAATTGTATCACCATTCAAATCACCTAACCATCAAGTGTCCATTGTATTTCTGATACATGCCCAACCCATCCGGTAGCGATTGAACCACCTTGCAATAGAAGATCTGTAAAATATACAGCTCCAGTACAATCTCTTACAAATAAGCGAATTGTTATTTTTCTAATCTTTTCAGAACCTTTAGGATTTATTGCATGTGCAGTTTGAGTTAAAAACACCATTGCCAACACCTCTAATATAGATCAATGATTCTTTTTTCAATCGAACCATCTTCATATTCAATCTCCACCTCAATCCCTACTTGTCCATTTGGTCCTTTTTCCAAATTCTCAGAACCAATTTGTGCGGATATTGTATAATTCTTTCGATTTGCTGGATATACAGTTTGATACATAGATTTCGTCATTCCCAAAACACCTTCTGCTTTAAAGGAAGCATCTCCTGTAGCACCATTATTTGGATCAACTGTAAAACCTGAGTTTACCCAATAAGTGAAACCATCATCTGCCCTGGAATTTCTTAAATGGTTAAACGGGACTAAATCTTTAATCTCCTGTCTATCAAGGACATCAGTGTTTTGAAGTGTATCTGCTGCTTTATCCCATTGTGCAGACGCATCTCCTAACTCCCTTAATTTTGTTGAAAGTTCTAGGACTGTCTTCCAGGGTTCTTGTAAATTATATTGTCTTCGAATAATTCGTGTTTTCACTTGTAGGTTCAATTCTTTATCATTAACAGTTACAATATCACCAAGTTCCCATTCTTCATGTTCATATCCTGTTAACACTGATAAATCCATTGCTGACATCACATAAGAAATACGCGGCTTTGCATATTGACCTAGTCTCATATTCGCAAACTCCAACATTTGATAAGGGTTTGTAAAGGAAGATGCATCAAGCGTTGCAATCCTTACCTCGGATGTGTAACTATAATCTTCTACATATTCTTTACTGTTATTGATTGAAGCAAAAGTCATGCCATCTTTTCCATAAGCATATAAACGGGTAACAAGGCTCCTTGTATCGACTATCCTTTGAATACTTTTCATATTTTTTCTGTAACTAAATAGCGCTCCACTATCTTTTCCACCAAATGTTAGTAAATGAACTAAACGATTAGCACTGTCAAAAATCAGATCCCCACCATGTATATTTTGTGTCTCTCTTAATATAGCTAAGGCACTCTTCTCTTCACATTCCCAGGTTCTTTTGGTTGTTACATTGACCGTCCCAACCGACCATTCGGTTCCTACTAAAGCATATTTCATGGGAACTTCAGCTGTATCTGCATTGAACTCAATTGGCTGTTTATCTGTGCTAAATGCTAAGTCATAGAAGTCCGCTTCAGCATAAACTGTCGTAATGATTTCTCCACCTTGCATCTTTTCATCGGTTATTGTCCGAATGCGATACACATCATCTACAATTTGAATTTGTTTTTCATTTTCTAAGTTCATTCTTTTATAATCGTGAAATGGCAATTTAAATTCTAAAATATCTGACCCATTAATTTCACTTGTCACGATAACATCAAAAGCGTTCTCTAGGACAGACTCCCATGCACCATTACTATCTAAAACAACAGGCTTTGCAAAACCTAACTTTTCATAAGCAGGCTTAGGTATATCATGTAATACCACTTCTGTTAACTTTGGTGATACAGACTCATCTTCTGTTGTTAAAGTAATACGGAAACGTATAAATGCCCGGTTTGGCGACATTAGCTCTCCGGTTGGTCCAATGGATTGCCAGGATGTCCAGTCTATTAAATCATCGGATGTAGAGGTCTCTACTAAACTAATCGCAGTAGTTCCAGCAATATATTCATTCGAAATTGAAACCCTACCATTACCACCTAATGCGCACTTAGTTGCTGTAGTGTATAAAACTCCGGAATGGGGATATAAACCGCTATCTTGTCTTAACAAAACAGCACCTGGCTCAGTTAATGCATCCACATCCGCTGACATATCTGCTCCATTAGCTAAAATTGCCGAGTTGAAATATGTCAGAATATCTTCCATTGTTAGTTTGGAGTTCTTTTCAATAAACCAATCATCAAAACCGCCCGCATAATAATAAGTATCTTGAAGCATTCCCATTACAATATCAGCAGTACATTCTTTGTTCAGATCACCAGTAAAACTTTGAACAGGCGATTGCCATGTGGCACCATTTGATCGGTCGCCTATAAAATTTTGAATTTTGTTTTCTTTTATATCAATGATAGACACGATATAATACCAACCATTATTCACAAAGGCTATACTCGGTGTTTCAGAAGTATCGTAAATCAATGAACCTGCATTATTGTATAGCATTAATCGTAAGCGGCCTTGATACAGCGAAATATAAAGTAATGGTTGACCTGGTCCATTTCGTGTACTAAAAATAGGAATAAAAGTTTGTCCAATAGAATAAGTCGTTGGATTGATCCAGCCACCCACTACAATTTTGTCTCCTAAATCAGTAAAAAAACTACCGTCATTGGTAGCTTTAAGGTAGGACTTCTCACTAGTTGGATTCACTATATTTTGCCTGTAAAATCTCCCATATTTTCCTGAGACAAGACTTGCTGACGTTCCCGACCAATTCGATATGGAGAAATGATGCTTATTTGGACTGCTATCAACAAGCTGTTCATTATTGGGTTGTGATTCATTAAATCGCCACACTGCAACAGTTCCATCTTTAATAGGATATTCCCCTGTATAATCAGTTTGTTTATTTAATACGGATTGGACTGCCAAGCTGCATCACCTCCATCTACTTTTACTTATTATGTGTAGTTCTGAAAAACTAGCATTTGTTGTATTAATCTTCACTGCGTTATTCCCCGGTTCTAAGATTGGAAAGTTCAAATCTTCTAAAAGGGACAATCCATTACGAATAGTTACTCCATTCATGTCAGTAACTTTCGCAGTTAACATGCCACTATCTATTACTAGAATCTCATTTGACCCCAAAGCCCCATTAACAGTTAATAACTCTCCATTCGTTTCTATCTTGATGGAAGTGCTATTGGATGAGGTTATATTTCCCTTTAATTGATAAATTGGATACGATTCAACATTTCCAAGCGTTCTTTCTATCTGATGGTTGCCTGTTCCATTGAGAGTGAATGGTTCATCTGTAATTGCATAACCATAAGGGTCTGGACATACAAATATAAGTTCAAATGCACCAGCACTTCTTAATATTCGCTCACAATCAACTTCTTCTACTAAACGCGCTAAAAAATATCTGTTTGGGATATCGTCTAGCACTAATTGTTTTAATCCTAAATTAGGATTCAACCATTCTGCTATATTATCTAATAGATGTATTACTTCCGTGAATGAATGTTGCGGAAATATATTACAAATGACTTTGATATATTTTTCCGATGTATCTACACCTAAATCAGCTATTCCCACTCGACCAGGTATGACTTCAAATGCATTTCTAGGAGCGGGTGACACTTGCCAATTTACAATTCTTGCGGTTATTTTCATATTTTTTGAGTGAACTCCATTGAATGTAAAACCCATTCATCCCACTCCTTCTAGTTTGGTACGAACCTTCCTTGCACTCGAGATCCTGTTTGAATTAAATTATATAATTCTTGCGATACTTTTCTTATATCGTCTTCACTTCTAACAATCATCTGCTCAATTGTTATTAACGAACCATATCCACCTTGACCTGTTACGATACCGTTTGTTCCTACATTTACATTTGATTGAATGTCGAAGTCTGTCGGAACTGCAGCTTGAATATCCTCTGATACTTGATTCATTGCCTTATCAAAACCAACACCAAGCCCCTGTGCCATATCATCACCTATACCAGCAAACACAGTAGATGGTGACTTAATTCCAAGGACACCTTTCACTCCACTAACAATACCGCCAACAAAATTACTTATTTTATCTGTTATCCAAGTAACCATTGAAGCAATCCCGTCCCATAAACCACGTACAATATTTCGACCAATGTCGACAATTGCAATTGCTGCTTTTCCTATTCCCGTAATTAATGCCATCACAATTTGTGGTAAAGCAGCGACCAGGGAAGGTATAGCTTTAATTATGCCTACTACTAATTGCAAAATGATACGGATTCCCATATCAATAATCATTGGTAAGTTTGAAGTAATAAAGTTAATAATTGAATTTATAATTTGTGGTAAGGCGGCTATCAATCTAGGTAAAGCTGCAACAATACCTTCAGCTAAAGCCATAATAATTCGTAGAGCCGCATTTAATATTTGTCCTAAATTATTAATCAAGGTATCTACAATTAAAATAATCGCATCAATTACTGCAGGAATTAATTTTGGCAGTGCATCAGCTATTCCATTTGCCAATGCGATGACAATTTGAATTGCTGCTTCAATTAAAATAGGAAGATTTTCAATGATAAATTCAGCTACTGTTGTCACTAAATACACGACCATATCAACTAACGGTTCAATATTCCCGATAATCGCATCAATGATACCTGTTAAAAGTGAGATGGCACCTTCCAATAATGGTGGCAGTAGAGTAGGTAAAAGTTCTACCAAAACATTCACTAATTCAGTAAGCATAGTCGCAATCATCTCAATAGCTCCAGGGATGTACTCTGTAATACGATTAATTCCTTGAATTAAAAAAGATGATATTTTCTCGCCAATAGCGGTAATATCACCTTCTTGAAAACCATCATTTAATATTTCTGTAATGTCTCTCACTAAACCTGTCACATCACCAACAGCAACCTGTGCCATTTCAGCAAATTGTTCTCCTATCACAATTTGAAGTCCTTCATAAGCTGACTTTAAACTACGAACAGAACCTGCGAGTCCACTCTCCATCGTTTCTGCCATTTGCTCTGCAGCACCATCTGCATTTTCTAGTTCTTTATAGAGATTATTCATCTCTTCTCCAGTACCAGATAATAATGCGTTCACACCTGCTAGGTCTTGCTTATTAAAAATATTACTTAGAGCATTCATTTTATCTTCTTCAGATAGCCCATCTAATTCTTGATTCAAATCGGTAAATATATCATTCATATCTCGAATATTTCCAGATGAATCAGTCACACTTATTCCAAGACTTTCAAGTTCCTTTGCTGCGGCTGATGTTGGTGATGTTAATGACATGATGATGTTTCTTAGTTTCGTTCCACCTTCAGCACCTTTAATTCCTCTGTTTGCCATAACCCCTAACATGACATTAAGCGTATCTAAATCTTGTCCAGCATTTTTCATCGTTGCTCCTGCAACTAGAATTCCTTCTCCTAATTGTTGGACATCCGTATTTGATTTTTGGGAAGTTTTAGCCATTCTATCCATGTACATATCCATGTCGGATATCTCAAGTCCAAGTGCCGCCATCGAGTCTGTGACAAGGTCTGATGCCCGAGCCAAATCCATATCCCCGGCGGCTGCAAGTGTAAGTACACCGGGTAAAGCGTCAATAGCTTGTTCTGCATCATAACCCGCTAAAGCAAGATAATTCAAAGCATCAGCTGATTCTGAAGCTGTAAATCTAGTGCTAGCTCCTGCTTCTTTTGCCGCCTCAGATAATTTATTAAACGCTTCTTCTCCTTCTTCACCAGCTAAACCCATAGTAGCCTGAACCTGTTTCATAGAATCTTCAAACTCGGCATAAACATTTACGGAATCTTTTATCCACTTACCTGTAGCAACAGCACCAACTCCAATTGCTGTCATTGCAGCCGCCGCTGCTTTTAGACCAGTAACCAATACTTTACCAGCAATCTCACCCGCTGTTTTTAATCCATTCACAAGTTTTTCTACTTTTTCACGATTTAAGTTTCTAACTTCTTCTTGTGATTCTTTTAGTTCCCGTTCCATATTATTTAATTCAGCATTTGCATTGTTAAGTTGCGTTTGCCAAGATAATGTTCTTTTATCATTTTCTCCAAAAGATTCGGCGGCATTGGCTAGGGCTTTTTCTAGTGTTGATATTTTATCTCTTTGAGCATCAATTTCTTTATTTAATACGGCATTCCTTGATGTTATGGCTTTGATTGATTTATCGTTTTTATCGAATTCGGAAGTGACTAATTTCATTTCAGAACCTAATACTCTAAAACTTTGATTAATTTCACGTAAGGCCTTTTTAAATTCTCGTTCCCCTTCAACACCGATTTTAAGACCAAAACTATCAGCCATGTTGCCACCCCCCTTTTGTAAAATCGAACATAAAAAAGACACTCCAATTTAGCGAGTGTCCTTAAATACCATATGGAATAATATCATCAATCGATAATTCATTTTTAGGTTTTGCAAGACCTGTGAATTGTTTGTGGATTTCCCATTGATCCAATAAATGACCTAAAGGCATTAACCAAACTTCCTGTTCAGACCTACCTAATTGTGTTACCCCATAATAAATAAGTCGAGCAAACATTTCTTCATCGTTTACTCGACTGCCACGTTTTTTAAATCTTCTTCCTCAGATTCGATGTTTCTTTTTGTCCCTTTAAACATTGCCTCCATAATCGCATCTTTAAAAGTTGCCATTTCTACAGGCGATGTTAATAATTCCACATCATCTTCGGTCAGCGGTTCTTTTTTATCTTCATTCAAACGATTATAAATGTGAATACTTTGATTGGCTAGTAACGTAATCAACCATACGATTTCGTCTAAAGCCATTTCAAAGTTTTCTGCTTTCATTAATTTTTCACCTAAATTTTCTAAACCACCATATCGTTTAGCTATTTCCTTTGTCGCTTTTGTTGTTAGAATTAATTCATAATCTTTTCCACCAATAGTTATACTTGCACTTCGCTCATCCGTCATTTATATCCGCTCCTTTTAATCTTCAGTTCCAGCTGCAAACACTGGCTCATAAACCTCGCTATACCACCCTGTTATAATTTCTTGATTGACTCCACTGTCACCTTCACTGACTTCCGCTTTCCATGGATGTTTACCCTGTCCGTCTAATTTGTTTCTTCGCATAACAGTACCTTCAATTGTTGGTGTCGAAAATGTAATACTATCTCCTTTTGTTGCAAGGTTTGTCGCTGGAATACCAAATTTCACTCGATACAACCAAAAGTATCGGTACTTTCCATTTGCCTTTTTCGCTCTAAAACCTATCGCAACTGGATCCCCACCATCTTCACTTGTTGATATTAATACATGATTATCATCAATCGTTGCACCCGTTAAATCACTAGCAGCTGTTACTCCAATATCATCTATTCCCAATGAAAGGGTCCCGCTTTGGAATTCTTTGATTACTTCAGCAGCCCCATCATCTGCATATAAAGTCGCTTCAGCTAACTCAACAGATAATTCGGCACTAATAGCTTTAGCTAATGATGTCGGTGTGTCGTATGTTTCACTACCATCTTCATCTTCTGTAATGGTTGCATAATAAAGTCTATCAAGACCAATTGTAGCCATCATTCATTCCTCCATTTCAAATACATAAGGTTTTGCCACGTCTATCGCAATGTGATGATAACCTGTATCATCTTCGTGTCCGATATACCTTCTATCTGTAATGACAAAGTCCGCACCCAAAAGAGTACGGACTAAATCGTTTTTAATCTTTGTATAATTCTTTTTTGAAAAAAGAGATAATCTTACTTCTTGCACATCATATTTTGGGGCATTATCAGCATACAGTTCAAACAAATCAACAATCGGAGTAATAACGACATATAAATCTGGTGCAGTTTCTGAAAACACTCCTGTTTCAACTGGAATACCACATTGTTCAGCAATCTCACTAATTTCAGATAAAATGCTCATATGCTTTCCACTTCATCTTCTAATTTTTTAATCATTGCCTCCATACAAGGTTGCCTTGATGTTCTTCTTGCTGGTTTTAAAAATGGTTTTGCAGGTTGTCCAGATTTTCCATATTCAATAATATTTGCTAACTTTGCGTTACTCTCACCATCTTTACGTGGCTCATTAAATCCTACCTTAACGTTATGATTTCCCCTACGATCAACCAAGGCTGGTGAAACTCCCAAAGCAGATTCTAATTCTCCAGTTGCCCTACTAGGTAATATAGTGTCCTTCCCAATAACTGAACTTAGATTAGACTTCATTTTTTCTAATACAACCTCGCCACCCGCTTCAAGAACTCTTGGGACAATTTCATCTGTTTTGTTTCCTAATTTAGATATTTTCATAAGAAAATCTTCAGGCATTTTGATATTAACTTTAGTCATCTGCTGCCACCACCTTCTTTGTTAAAACTTCAATATACATATCTCTATTTTTTATGTTTTCTACACTAATTACTTCGTATCTTCCATCCGAGCAAACAATAAACATTTTAGGCTTTATTTCTAATCCTGGTATTTTTCTAAAACGAAAAAGTGAACTAGCCTCAGAAAAAGCTGCTCTGTTCGCCCACATCTTACTACCAAATCGTTCTTCTTTATATGCGCGGACAGATGCTAAAATACGGTCTGTTTCTTCACTAAACGACTCACTATCTTTAACGATTTCACGTGTAGTAATATCAATGAATGTTTTCATTTTTCCAAAGCCCATCTATCACACCTTCCATTCCCTATCTAATCTAAGCAATAGATTTACGGTTTCCCATACCTGTACGCTCGCTGAAGCACTATCAGCAAAAAAACCTCCTGTACCACCATCACGACTCTCATAGAAATGTGAAGCTAACATGATGATTGCCTGCTCAGTTGTTGCAGGAATTTCTTCTTTTTCGTAATGTCCCTTAGGTATATGCTGATAACTTTCTGCATAAGAGATAGCAGCGGTGATATACATCTGTAAAAGTGCATCATCTTCATCATGCTGTAGTATTAAATTAGCTTTCACTTTTTCTAATAATGTCATCACCATCTGCCTCCTTAATCTTCCGCCATTAAACCGGATGTTTTTAATTTAGAAAGTAGCGCATTAAACTCTGCCACTAAATCTTCGACGGTTTCTGCTGTACTTTCAGCTTGATTTTCAGACGATAGTTGCGTAGGCACTGTAGGGTATTTGGGAACGTATAATTTATCATCATCACCAATCACAACAGATACACTATCATTTTCTGTTTTAGGGTCCGCTTTTATTCCGCCTAACTCTGAGCTGTTTGCCACTTCTAGATTAAAAGCTGGTGAAGATGGAAGACCCGTAACTTTTGCTCCATCTTCAATCAACAATTCTCCACCAATTACAGTCTTATCTCCACCTTGTTCTGTGTAATTCTTTACGTTATAAGACATTTCTATTTCCTCCCGTTAGCTTTTTTGCTGTAGTACCTTCACAGCTTCTGGCAAGATTAACTTTCCATCGACACGTTGACTTGCTAAGAAACCTACTTGACCAGTTGTAGCAAAAAGTTCATTTAGTCGTTTAAATGAACGGCCCTGACGATCCGCTATCCAGTAGTAACCAAAGTCACCAAAAGCAATAGATTTCACACCACTCTCAATCGTTGGTGCATAAGCTGATGTGTAAATAGGACGGTTCAATAAGGTATCTGGCGTACCCGCTGTTAATGATGGTTGCCATAAATATTGCCCTTGCCCATCCTTTAATTTTCTAATTGCTTTTACTGTTGCATCATTCATAATGAATACTGCATTTTTACGATATGGTGCCTTCAAAGAAAACACTAAATCAATAATCTCGTCTGCAGTAATAGTTGTGGCTGATCCAGCTGTTACCCCAAGTTCAGCACCGCCAGTATCGTTAAAAATTCCAGTTGGCTTTCCTTCTCCATTACCTACAAGGAAAGCTTCTTCCTCTTTAGCACCAATTCTTCGAGCAAACTCAGTTGAAATATAGTTCTCTAAATTAAACACACTGTCATTTAACAATTCATCTGAAACCTTTAACATTGTACCAAGCTTGTATGCTCCGATAGATGTTTGTCCAAATGCTGAGTCGCTTTCTTCAAACTCTTCTCCCTCATCAAGCCAGGCTGCAGACCCTTTCGTAGTTACAACTGGAATCTTGCGGTCACCACTTGATGTTTTAACTACTTTTGCTAATTGACGGAATACGTTCTCTTCTTCTAACGTTTGAACGAGTGTACGTTCAAATTCATCTGGAACTAAAAAACCACCTTCCGAGTCAGTTCCTACGGAAAGTGAGTTCATAACTTCTTGTGTTGGTGCTTTACTTCTCATCGCATTCCAAAATGCATTTTTATATTCGTCTGACGCTCGATCTTCTTTTGATTCCATGCCTGGCACAGAAGGTTTACCAATGATAGGTGTGTTTATTGGGCGATTTAACTCTGCATCTAGCGCCTCTTGTCGCTCTAAACGTTGGATTTCTTTACCTAGATTCATAATATCTTCTTCCATACGATCGTACATCTGTGCATCTTCGGCTGATACTAGACCATCACTTCCTCGTTTTGTATCTAAAAATGCTTTAGCTGCTTCCCAAGCTTTTGCTCTTTTCTCACGTAATTCTAAAATTTTATTCATATTAATTTCCTCCTAATATTTCAATAAATTAAGCCGCTCATAAAGCGGTTCAATTGATTGTTTAATTTGTGGTTTTTGAATTTTTTTCAGTAAGGAATTTGTTACAGCTTTCCTACTAAATACAAAACTATCCTCTACCGGACTATCTTGATTTTCATTAGCAAACATTAATGTATCGGCAAATCCTAATTCAATTGCTTTATGTGCATTCAGCCATGTTTCTACATCCATAAGATTCGACAATTTCTGTCGTGATAAGCTAGTTTTTATTTCATATGCATTGATAATGCTTTCCTTTACTTCATCTAACATATGAACGGTTTTCTTCATTTCCTCACTATCGCCAATCGCAATCGTAAATGGATTGTGGATCATCATTAATGATGTTGGTGACATTTGAACTTCTATACCTGCCATGGCAATAACTGAAGCCGCCGATGCCGCAATACCATCAATTTTGACAAGTACATCACTTGGATATTCCATCAGCATGTTGTAAATTTGCGCCGCTGCTATACAATCACCCCCTGGCGAATTAATCCACACTTCAATATCACCAGATCCTTGCATGAGTTCTTCTCTAAACTCAGCCGGAGTGACTTCATCGTCAAACCAGCTTTCTTCAGCTATCGCCCCATACAAATGAAGCGTTCTTTTATTTGTATCTTTATTCTTTATCCAATTCCAAAACTTCTTCATTTTGGTTCTCCTCCTTTTCATCTTTCTTTGCAAATACACCCGCATCGTGGAGTTTCGTCATATTTCCATTGATTAAATACCAATCACCACCAAGTTCTTCAGGTATTCGGTCAAGGTTTTCCAGTTCTCGAATATCGTTGGCGCTCATCCAGCCATTTTGTCTAGCTGTCGCATAGCCACTCATCCTCGATGCATAATCACCACGAAGTAATCCATCTACATTAAATTTCACAAAGTAATCTTTCTTCTCATTTTTCGTGAATAATGCGCGACTGATTGCCTGTTCCCACCGAATAACCCAAGGATCAAGTGTATATTTAACGAATTCTAATGATTGTTGCTCTATATTAGAAAAGCTCGATTTCTCCAAGTCACCGACCATATGAGGTGGGACCCGGAAAATTCGAGCGATCTCGTTAATCTGAAATTTTCTCGTTTCTAAAAACTGAGCCTGGTCTGGTGCAATTGCAATTTGTTGATACTTCATACCCTCTTCTAATACAGCAACTCGGTGAGCATTGCTTGTTCCTTGGTACGCTTTATTCCAACTATCTTTTACCCTTTGTGGATCTTTTATAGTTCCTGGATGTTCTAACACCCCGCCAGGAGCAGCTCCATTTGCAAAAAACTTGGCTCCATACTCTTCAGTAGCTATTGCTAGACCTACTGCATTTTTTGCCATTGCAATCGGTGAGTAACCTACTAAACCATCAAAACCTAAACCTGGTATATGAAGCACATCCTCAGTATTTAATGCAACTGTGCTTTTATCAGATTGTCCTAAATCATCATAGCTTTTCGTATATAGATAATACAAATTACCACGTGTATCCCTCTCGACCGACATTTTATTAGGCATCAAGGGATATAAAGCAATCACTTCACCTTTCCCATTTCGAATAATCTGTGCGTATGCATTTCCCCATAATAAAAGATGAGTCATTAATGTTTCCCTAAACACAAATGAACTCATCTCAGGATTTGGTTCGTCATGAAGAAGAAAATAAAGTGAATGATCAATTGCCTTTTCTTTTCCTCCTGTATCTGTATATTGATATAAATGTAGGGGTAAACCTGCGACTGCTTCAGCTAATATTCGGACACACGAATAAACAGCGGTCATTTGCATTGCTGTAAATTCATTAACTGCTTTTCCGCTGCTAGAGTTTCCAAAGAAAAAACTATAATTGCTCCCAAATGAATAGTTTTGTGGTTTATCCCTTGCTTTAAATAAATTTGTAAACCACCGCATATGAATATCACCTCCTTAAAATAGACATAAAAAAAGCACCTCAAGTGAGATGCCCTTACTTCAATTTATATTATATCACCATTTAGAATTAAATATTTTAGAGAGTTTGGTAAAACGCTATTTTGAATTAAATTCTTGTTCTTCTTAAAGTAGCTTGAACTCTCTTCTCTAATATTCACATCAATTTCATCAGGTATTTTTATTGTATCTTTTTTACAACCATCATTTAGAACAACACATTCTACAAACCGATTTTTTTTGTTTCCATGAATAAGCATAAAGTCAAATAAAACTTTACTTTTCTCCAAATTAAAAAGATTAGTCAGATCATCACTAAGGGAACTCCGATAACTTGTTGCAATCAACAGGTAATCGTAGGGTGAATTATTTAACTTCACAACATCAAAATTTGCCATATAATAACACCTTCTCCCTTTAAATTTTATACCTTCAAATCAGTATATGTCCTCTCAATCATATCAATTACTTCATTTATAATTTGATCAGCTTCTATTTTATCTTCAAGTATACGAGTCATAAAAAATATTTGCTCTGCATGAAATAAGGTATGCCTATTCTTTCTTAAATAATTATATACTTCTTCTAAGACATCTATACTTTTTTTGTTTGATAATGCTTCAGCCGTTTGTTTTTTTAGCTTGTGAGTATCATTACTCGTCACATGTCTGTAATGGCTACCATATTGCTTTCCACGTTTGTGACTAATTTCTATGTCTTCCATACTAAATATATATAAAAGGTATCCTTCTAATGCTCGGAGCGCTGGGAATACATAACATGAATAATCCTCTAATTCCATTCCCACTTTTTTCAAAGATATAGTTGGTGATAGGATTTTAAATAATGTATCATCAATATTACCATACGTATTTGGCATTAGACGTTGCAATTCATCCCGAGTATCTTGAACTTTTATATTTACTTCATGAAACGAATTGTTAGCTTCTACGACATCATTTATACTTATTTCTGGACAATAAGATAAAAAGGATAATGCTTCTGAATACAAATACGCGGGTTTCCCTTGTAAAACAACCTTATTAGTTAAATATACATTTATATTCAGCCTATCTCCTATAGCACTAATAAATCTATACTGCTGTAATTTTTGACTTTCTATTACTTTTTCCTTTACCTTTATTTCTTCTAACCCCGATAAAAACTTCACTAACTTTAATGCCCATTCTTGTCCAATGTTAAACGTATAAGATTTTGAAACACCCATGTCCTTATACTCGCTTTGTTCAATAATTAGCTCCTTTAGTCGTAAAGAAATATCCTGGTGCTTTCCGATAGGATTCATGGTGAAGGTTCCTTTATTTGTACTATAATAGAAGTCTAAATAACATTGTTTTTCATCAACTTCAAAACAATATCTTTGTGCATTTCCAACTTCTTCAAAAGAAATCATTTCAAAATCTTGCCATTCAGAAAACCCAGCATTTTTGATAGCTTCTTCTAGCATTTCTGATTCGATATAAATCCCAATGTTCTTCTTTTTCTCAGGGATTGTATCCACAGATATCCCTTCCTCAGTACTTTGAAGAAAAACTTCCTTGGCTAACTTATCAGCTAATTCATTCCATTCATTACCTGAGTGACTCTTAACTTTGATAAATTGAATATCTACAACATTTTTTACCTCATTATAATATTGTTTATATTCAATTGTTCCCTCTTTTTTAGCTTTCCATTCACCAGTACACCATTTTTCTATACCTTCGTAATCATAATAAATTGCTAATGAATTAGCTCCTTTTTCCATTGCAAAATTCATTGCTTTTTCCGCACCCTTAATTTCTCCAGCAACGTTTCTCATACTCACTAATTCGGAATCGTTAAATTTCTCTGAGAAATGTAGTTGTTCCCCTTCAAAAAAAATAACTGCTCCATAAGAATACTCCGAACTCGCACTATTGAAACTACCGTCAACATATGCAATAACATCTAGATTGACTGGATTTTCAATCAATTTCTCCACTTTCTGACTTTCATCTTTTTCCAAATATTTTATTGCCTGTTCCTCACTACTAAACTTTTGATATTCTGCACCTGGATAACCATGTGTATTTTTTTTACATTCTTCCCACGTTGTAAAAACCCCTGTTTCTATTCCCTTTTTTACCGCATAATAATTCTTTTTTGCCACATGTATCACGACTCCCATTAGTGCAAACATCTTTGCAATTCTATTTGAAAACATTGTTACTTTTAAAACACACACATTATCTGATCATTTTCTTATGATATATCTTTCTGTAAGTTTAAAACGATTAATATTAATTATACTCAGTATTAAACCGAACACTTTTTAAATCACACTTCTAAACATTATACGTTATTGATAGACTGATTGCAATAAAACCATGCTATAATAAGGTTTTGATTAGAACACAATCAACCCTCTACCATCATAAACAGAATCACTTGTTCCGCTTCTTCTTATTGCTCGGTCAAGTGCCATAATTGTTGCCACGGCACCATCGATTTTTTCTGTTGATTTTTCTTTATCGGGTTTAATGTTCCCCGCAGGGTCTGTTCGGACATGAATGTTGTCCATCATCCAACGTAAAACTGGATGCCCACCATGTGCTAGTTTTTCTTCTAGCGTTAATTTCATCAATTCTTTTGACGAAGGACTCATATCTTTAAAACCCTGCCCAAAAGGAACAACAGTAAATCCTAGACCTCCAAGGTTTTGTGTCATTTGAACAGCACCCCATCTATCAAATGCAATTTCTTTTATATGGTATTTATGCCCTAATTCTTCGATAAACTTTTCAATATACGCATAATGAACAACATTTCCTTCCGTTGTTTGCATGTACCCTTGCTGCTCCCACATATCATATGGTACTCGGTCTCTATCCACACGTTGTCTGATGTTTTCTTCTGGTATCCAAAAGTATGGCATTATCACATATTTATCATCTTCATATTCTGGTGGAAAGATTAAAACAAATGCTGTGATATCTGTTGTCGATGATAAGTCTAAACCCGCATAGCACTCTCTACCAATTAAACTTTCAGGGTCAACTAGCAAACCACATCTATCCCACTTTTCCATCGGCATCCAACGTACCGATTGTTTCACCCATTGATTTAACCTTAACTGTCTAAATAAGTTTTCTTCTGCAGGGTTTTGCTTTGCACTTTCACATGCTTGCTCTACCTTTTCAATATCGACTGTAATTCCAAGTGAAGGGTTTGCCTTCTTCCAAACTTCTGGATCCGTCCAATCATCATCTTCCTCTGCACCATAAATAACAGGATAAAAAGTAGAGTCCACTTTTCTGCCTTCTAAAACATCTTTTGCTTTTTGATGTACCTCATAACAAATCGAGTGTTGGTCATTTCCAGCGGTTGTGATTAAAAAGTACAGTGGTTGTTTTCTTGCATCGCCCGAACCATGCGTCATAACATCATATAACCTTCGATTCGGTTGCGCATGAAGTTCATCAAACACTACACCATGAACGTTCAGACCATGTTTCGTATAAGCTTCTGCTGATAGTACTTGATAGAAACTTCCTAATGGCTTATAAATTAATCGTTTCTGTGACAGCACTGGTTTAAATCTAGCTTTTAGTGCGGGTGATTGTTCCACCATATCGACCGCAACATCAAAAACAATCGATGCTTGTTGCCTGTCCGCAGCACATCCATACACTTCTCCACCATGTTCAAAGTCACCACATGTTAGAAGTAAGGCAACCGCAGCGGCAAGTTCTGACTTTCCTTGTTTCTTCGCAATTTCAACATAAGCTGTATTAAATTGTCTATAGCCGTTTGGTTTCATTGTTCCAAAAACATCACGTATAATTTGTTCTTGCCAATCGATTAAATCAAAGTTCTTTCCAAACCATTCTCCTTTTGTATGCTTTAAATAACTGATAAAGTTTACTGCCATATCGGCTGCATCTTTATCATAATAGGACTGTTCAGCTGTAAAAATCGTTGGCTTGTACAACTCTAGCTTTCTAATAACACCCACCTCCTACAATTTTATTTTGCACGACAAAAAAGCTCAAACCAATGTCTGAGCTTGTACAATATTATTTTTCTGTGTTTTTCAATGATGTTCTATTCTACGTTTTTAGGATTTTCTACGGTAAAAGATAATATGTGACCACAATCATTACAATATTCAGCTAAAATAGGAGAAGATTTCCCCCTTTTACTCTCAGAAAACATATGAACTTGTCCAAAAGATGCACCTATTACTCCATTTTTAATATCTTCACTTTTACATTTCACACATACTAATGTCTCCATTCTCACACCCACTCCCCATTATTTACTGAACATTAAATCTTTAACCACATACTATCATAGTTGGTCATACTTCACCATTACTCACTTTCCATATTGTTTTTTTCGTTATCATTCGTCTTATTTATTTCAATTGGTTTCACGCTAGACTTCCTTAAAAACTCAATATCAAATCCCGCAGATTTATAACCCTCTAAAATAGTCGAATAATAATAACAGCTTGGTTGGTTAATCGGTCTTCCCTCATTCATAATGTAGACCATAGCATCCACCTGTTTCTTATCCAATCTAACTTTCATCGTTTCTTTCCGATACAAGTATGGCCAGCCTTCATAACGGTCAAGTGCTACTTCGTCATCGGCTGTAATCTGCCACACAAGCACAGGAACGCTTTCCCCCTTGAACGGTTCGATTGTTGCAACTGCATGCCCGTGTGGCCCCCTAAAAACGAGTTTGTGCCCCTTTATTTCACTTTCCCCAACGACTTTAGCTGTCGGACATCGGTGTGCCATTTGTTCCAAGTTCAAATTGGATCCATAAGCTAAATATAATTTACTCATTTCCTTTTTCCCTTCTCTTTAGATTAAGACTCCTAGGTAGGTTTAACCTACCCGGTGTCTCCAGGCTGATGACCCTGAAAGTGCTTTTGTTAAGTGTGATCGGCAGTTCGCAAACTCTTCACCTATCAATCCTATACGGTTTAAATACGTTCGCATTGCAAACTTTTCGTTTTCTACTTGTGGTTTTTTCGAAGATGCACTTTTCTGAGTTAATGCTTGGTTGTTAATTGCCAAGGAAAGCACTATGAAGCTTCTAATCTTCCCCGCGTGAAGTATACTATTGAATCCCCTTAACTCTACCGTTCTGTTTCTTCTGAAAAAGCTGTGCAGATTCAGAAAATGGTATCGACTGTTGTGGTAATGTCTACTTCTACTTTCGCTGTAACCTTCATACCAAATGTCCTCAAGTTCTTGCATCGTCTTCGGTTTTTTACGGTTCATCTTTTCTACCAAAATGTCATCCATCCGTTTGCAATAATGCATTCTCCCATTCTTGATTTCTAGTGCTTTGTAAAATAAGTCGTTTCTGCTTGCGATGATGTTTACAAAGTTTCGTATGCTTCTTGGTGTATGTGGGCTCCCGTCCAAGTGAATGTGAATGCCGCATGATGAATTGGTAAATGCTCCAGCCTTTCGTATTCTTCGAATGAGTTCCTGTAAGGTGTCAATGTCTTTTCGATAGGTTAATATTGGACTTACAATTTCAACGCTGTAATCTCTGTTGGCATTAACTCTTCTTCCTCCTCGGCTCACTTGCGTTTGAATGCTTCCGTCATAAACAAATTCCCAAATGCGTCCGTCTGGAGATTTTACTTTCTTTACATCGTAATACGTACCGCTCTCGATGTATTCTCCCTCAAGAAATTCTGCCGCAACCTTCGCTGCATTTTCTCTTGTGATTCCTGTAAACTCAATTTCAATTCCAAACTTTGCTGTTAACATTTCCCCATCCCCTTTCAAAGTGTGTATGTATTTTTGTTACATACATATATCACTCTAAAAGCCTTATATAGCAAGTCTTATCTACACTTATTCGGATGTGTTTTTATTGTTCGATGATTAGACACTTATCGACTTCAAACACAATCCCAAGTGAACTTCCTTTATCCCACTTAATGTGAATTGTTCCTATATCATCGACATAAGAAACAGTTCCTTCATCACCTGGGATAAGATTTGAATATGGATCATCCATTACAATCAAACGTACTCTTGTTCCAGGCTGATATTGCTTTTTTAACTTGGTCAGCGATTCTTTCGTTATGTTGTTCATGAAGCTTCCACCATCTTTTTTGTTCTTTTAAATGAAGAATCACCTGACAACTTTGACATCAGAAGCTTTCTGTCGGCTTTATATTCATCACCTATAAAATTCAGCTTTAACAGGAAACATCGAAATGCATATTTTTCGTTTTCGACTTGTTTTTCAACTGCCGTCACTCGTTTTTGTTTCAGGGCTGTTTCGCATAATGCGACAATGAATTTTGTATATGTTTCTAGTTCCTCTGGTGTCAACTCTCTTTCAAACCAAGGAAAACTTATACGGTCATCTTCCAGTACAATTTTAGTTGTTTCAATAGCTAGTGCCCGTTTAATTAGTGTACTTTTACTTTGGATTAACTTTTCTAATTTCTCTATTGTTTGTTCATCGAAAGAATCCAACGGATATTCAATGGAAAGTGTATAAGTTTCCATTTGCTCATCCCGCTCTGCTTTAAAGTGATATTTACTTTCTAATGCATGGATTAACTCGTCATTAGTTGGGCCTTCCAATGTTCCAACCCTATCAACTACATACTCTCCAATCTCGTAAGCAAAGCTTGGTGTTCCTTTATACTCAAAAGGAATATTCAAATGTTCACTAATTGCTTCTACTAACTTTTTCCGTTCCTTTCCCTTCACATTAATTTTCACAATCATTCTTTACTCCACCTTTCAATTTTGGTACATACATATATCACTCTAAAAGGTGTTTATATCAAGTCTTTTGAACAGATTCCATCTGACTTTCTAAGCTTCATTTAATTGAATGGCAATTCTAGCTAAAACATATATAACACAAGGTAGTGCGACTCCATTTCCCCACATTTTATATTCAGCTGTATCGGAATGCGGCTGACTTAACCATTTAATGATTTGCTTTCGAGTTTTAGGTCGTTTATTTTTACTGATTAATTGTCGATGCGTTTCCCATACTTGCTCCCAAAAGTTAATCTCGTCATCTGATGGATTGTCTTCTTTTAAGTTGTCGCACCATCCATCTGGGAAACCTTGCAATCTACCACATTCCATTGGGGTAAGCCTTCTCACAATTAAATCTTCTACATTTACTAGTGGCGGATCCTTATAATCAGTGGCAACTAACGTACTAGCAAGTTCCTTTTCTGCACTTGTAAAATGTGAGTTTTTACTAGATGAATACGTTGGTTGCTTTTCCTTACTTAATTCATCTTTACTACTCACAATTGCAATCCCGCCTTGATTACTATTCGGTGAGTTACCTGATGTGTCTATTGTTCTTGATACATCACTTTCATAAATATTTGCTCGAACATTTACCGTTCCCTCAGAAGTTAAGCGAATATCAAAGGTTCTCGGTTTCTCTAAAACAAATGGCTGATTATTTCCACCTGTTCCATATAACGACACAACAGCCTGAGCAACATCAACTGGTCCTTTAATTCTTGCATCCCTTCCATGGTTATCAAATACAAGTGGAGGATGATTTGATTTTGCTCGTAAAGTTGCTGTTACCCCTTTGGTTACATCCATTCGGCTACCACCTTGGTCATTTAAGCAGATATTGCTTGTTTCTCTAGAACTTTTTGAAGTATCTCCGGTAGTTCCTTGCCCCGCTGTTTTGCTCTGCGTAAAATGCCCTCGCAAGCTCTCTGACTCAAATAATATTTCGGATGCACTTCTTCCATTAAAATCTGCGACAAGAAAGATTCGTTTTCTTCGCTGGGGTATTCCCCAATATTGCGCATCAAGGACTCGCCAGGCAATTGAGTAGTTATCTTCCAACACCTCTCCTGCGTTTTCCCATTTATCTGGTTTAGGGATATCAACTTTCTCGGTCTTGACCTTACGGAATTCCTCGATGACACTTTTGAAGTCTTCTCCTTTATTTGAGGAGAAGGCTCCGCAAACATTTTCCCACACTGCGTATCTTGGATATTCACCATTTGTTTTACACCTCATTTCCTTTATAATTCGCATCGCTTCATAAAATAAAGAGGACTGACTTCCGTCTAGTCCTGCACGTTTTCCTGCAATTGATAGGTCAGTGCAGGGTGAACCAAAAGTGATAATATCAACTGGTTCAATCTCTGCACCATTAATTGAACTAATGTCCCCTAAATGTTTCATTTGAGGAATTCTTTTTGATGTAACCCGAATTGGAAATGGTTCAACTTCAGATGCCCACTTTGGTTCAATGCCGCAAATGATACCCGCAAGTGGAAATCCCCCAGAACCATCAAAAAGCGAACCTAAAGTAAGTTTACGCACTTTCACTCACCTCAAGTTCGCTATAAGTAATCTTTTTATTATTTCGAATAAGATACACTTCTTCATCTGTTCCAACTTGTTCAATGTATCTTTTCGCAATCACATCACAAAACTTTTCATCCAATTCAATCATGTAACATATTCGGTCTGTTTGTTCCGATGCGATTAAAGTCGAACCAGAACCACCAAATGGATCCAGTACAATACTATTTGTTAAACTTGAATTCATTATCGGATAAGCTATTAAAGCAATCGGCTTCATCGTTGGATGGTCAGCATTTCGTTTAGGTTTATCAAACTCCCAAATGGTCGATTGTTTTCTATCTGAATACCAGCGATGTCTACCTTTCTTTTTCCATCCAAATAATATTGGCTCATGTTTCCATTGATAAGGTGAGCGACCAAGTACAAGAGATTGTTTCTTCCATATACAAGTTCCAGATAAATAAAAACCAGCTTCTTCAAATGCCTTGCGGAAATTAAGTCCTTCTGTATCCGCATGAAACACATAAATGCTGCCATCTTTTGCAAGTGCATCTTCTGTGTTTATAAAAGCATCCAATAGAAACTGGTAAAATGTATCGTTATTCATGTTGTCGTTTTTAATTTTCCCTGCACTACCTTCATAATCAACATTATAAGGTGGATCAGTGACAACCAAGTTTGCCTTTTTGTCCTCCATCAGCTTATCAAATGTTTCTTTTTTCGTACTGTCCCCGCATACAAGACGGTGTCTTCCAAGTAACCACACATCACCTTGCATTGTTATCGATGGATTTTGAAGTTCTTCCTCGACATCAAAGTCATCATCTTCCACTCCATCACGAAGTGTATTTTTAAACAAATCGTCAATTTCAGCAGCGTCAAAACCTGTCAGTGAAACATCAAAATCAGCTGCGTCTAAATCTGTAATAAGTACAGCTAATTTTTCTTTATCCCAATCACCGCTAATTTTATTTAAAGCAACGTTTAATGCTTTCTCTTTTTCTTCATTTAATTCAACCACGACACACTCGACTTCAGTTCTTCCCATACTTGCCAAAACTTTCAACCGTTGATGCCCACCAACTACTCTTCCAGTTGTCTTGTTCCAAATGACGGGATCAACATATCCAAACTCTTCAAGTGACCGTTTAATTTTTTCATATTCACTATCGTCAGGTTGTAAATCTTTTCGTGGGTTATAATCGGCGGGAATAAGTTGTTCCACTTTAATTTTCTCTATAATCATATTTATTCACCGCCTGATTAAATTCTTTATACTTTTTCACGTCTTCCCAGGGATATAACCAACTATCGAAATGACCATAAACTGCTGTATCGGCATAGTGAACATCTCGTAATTTTAAATATTCAATAATTGCTGCTGGTTTTAAGTTAAATACTTCTAGAGCTGCTTGTTCAAGTATTGAATCAGAAACTTTTCCCGTCCCAAATGTATTTATTGAAAATGCGACAGGATTCGCCTTTCCTATGGCATATGAAATACTTACTTCACATTTCTCAGCAAAATCACACCAAACGATATGTTTCGCTATGTGACGCGCCATATAAGCACCGCTACGGTCAACTTTTGTCGGATCCTTTCCAGAAAACGCCCCGCCTCCATGTGCTGTAAATCCGCCATAAGTATCTACCATTAATTTTCTTCCTGTAAGTCCTGTATCAGCAGTTGGTCCACCTACCACAAACTTTCCAGATGGGTTGATTAAAATTTCTGTTTCTCCATCAAATGGGAATTCATCGAATACTTGCCATAAGATATTTTCAATAATATCTCTTTCAATTTCAGACTGTCTTTTATAGGCTTTGTGTTGAACAGAAACTACAATCGTTTTAACTCTTTTAGGTTTGTTATTTTCATATTCAATAGTGACCTGAGCCTTTCCATCAGGAAGATAGCCTTTTATGATTTTTCCTTTTCGAACTTCATCTAGTCGTTTTACAATCTTATGTGAAAGGACTAATGGAAGTGGCAACATTTCTCTTGTTTCATTCGTTGCATATCCATACATCGTTCCCTGGTCACCTGCCCCAATTGATTCATACGGTTCTTCATTTATTCTTTTTCTAACTTCTAGTGCTGTATCTACAGCTTGGGCAATATCTGTACTTTGTTTGTGTACATATACAGATATTTTATAATCTGATGGTTTATATCCAACCTCCACTAATACACTTTTTACAACATCTTTAATATTAATATTTTCGCTACAGGAGATTTCGCCCGCCACGATAATTCTTCCTTTGGTTGCTAATACTTCACAAGCGACACGTGAAGATTTATCTTTCAATAAACAAGCATCTAAAATACTGTCTGAAATTAAATCACACAATTTATCTGGGTGACCTGCACATACACTTTCTGCAGTTAAATATTTAATCGTCATCACATTACCTCGTTTCAGTTATTTGCCTTTACGCATTGTTAATAAGCGCTCCATCATATCGTCCTGTGGGTTAGCACCCATGAATTCTGTTGCACTGTTTTCTCTAATCACTTGATAAATTTCAAGCCATAATCTGTTCGTCTGCGTCATAAAATTTTGACTCATTGCGACATACGGACTTTGCATGGCATTTCCTGTTGTTGGATGTTTTGCCAAAAAACCAAACTCTGTCACAGCCGCCTCGCACTGCATCCATCTTGCTACACTCATTGCATATCGTTCTAAAAGTTGTGGCATGATTAAATGTGCACAATCTCTTTCATTTAGCCAATTCCATGTTTCTTCATAAATTTCTGCTGCCACAAGGGTCGAGCCGTCCTTTTCTGTAGAGGATAACATTTCTCTTGGAGGTGGCATTTCTTGTCCCTGAAGGTCTGGCGCATGTGTAAACTCAAGCACTTCTAATTTCCGTCTACCTGGATTACCGTCTTCTAGCTTTTCGTATAATGGCTTTCTTTTACGTCCAGAACCTACCCTAGAACCACCTCTATTTGTTCCATCCTTGGCCATTTCAACACCTCATTTCTGATTGCCCCCTATATACCCTGTTTGAAATCGCGACTTTTTGCGTGACGTTCCCCACCCGTTGTCCATTTCATAAGTTGCAGAGATTGATTACCCCCTACCCCTTCGCCAACGATCGCCATCTCGTGCGGTAATCGATGAGTGACAAGGTGTGCAAACGGACATCAGATTACTTTCATCATGCGTTCCACCTCTTGACAGCGGTAAGATGTGATGTACTTCTTGCACTGGGGTTAGCTTTCCGTTTCGCTTACACTCCTCGCAGAGCGGGTTCTTTGCAACGTAACGGTCACGTACCCTTTTCCATGCACGTCCGTAACGCTTAGCAGTGTTTGGATCACGTTGATACCTTTCATATCTTCTTGCCTCTGCCTTCCGATGTTCATCACAAAAGCGTTCGTGCGTTAACTCAGGACAACCAGGCTGTGAACAAGGTCGCTTTGGTTTTCTCGGCATAACTTTCACCTCCAAACAAAAAAGCCCCCGCAGGATTCTCTACGAAGGCTCACGATATTTTGTCTATATTAATACCTTAACACGCTCAATGTCAAAAAGTGTCCGCAATATTACTCACTTGAAATTTCAAAGGTCCATTTTGTTTCCCTTTGATACTTTTTCCATACTACCACTATAACCCGCTTAGATTGCAAATGCATCCGTGATATTACTCACTTGCCATAAAGTAGTAGCGTCAACCTATCCAACGCTCTATTCTTTTTGTTGTAGGCAGATGACCTTTCAATTTTAAAGTAATCACAAATCGTATGCACTGCACCGGTTCGATTTTGATCTTCCACCATGTAAAATTCATACAGAACAAACTGTTCATCTTCGGTTAACTCATCCCAAGCTGGCTGGAACCAATTCATATATTCAATGGCTTGTCTTAGCCTTTCTTTTAGTACATCAATTTTATCAATGCTACAAGCAATACGATTTTCATTAGCTTTTGGGTTGTGTACAGACGGCATGCCATCATTCACTGGTGCACTTGGGGACATCATTCCATCATGAAGGATGGCAATATCGTCATCCGTATTTTCTATAATATGTTTCATGCTGTTGTAATCTTTTATCACATCAATCGTTGCTGCTCGTTTATCTAAATAATGCCATACAATATTCATACAAGAATTCCCCCTTTTAACGTTGCCTTCACTGCATCAATGAGTGCTGACTGTGTATTATTCTTTTTATTCAAAGCATCCATCACTCGCTCATCCATTGTATCTTTTGCGATTAAATGATGGATGATTACTGTGTCTGTTTGTCCTTGCCTGTACAGTCTAGCATTTGTTTGTTGGTAAAGTTCCAAACTCCATGTAAGTCCGAACCAAACGAGTGTTGAACCACCCGATTGTAAGTTCAAACCATGTCCCGCTGATGCTGGATGGATGGCTGCAATTTGAATCTTTCCGTCATTCCATTTCTTAATAGATGCACTACTTGTTAAAGACTCCAATTTAAATCGGCTTTGTAATCGTTCTAAATCATGCTTAAACCAATATGCTATTAAAACTGGCTTTCCATTAGCCGCTTCAATGATATCTTCTAATCTTTCAAGTTTACGATCATGGATTTGAGTGACAGACCTGTTATCATCGTAAACTGCACCATTTGCCATTTGAAGAAGTTTGTTTGATAAAGCTGCTGCGTTTGATGCGGTTATGTCCTCGCCTTTTATCGTTGTAATCAAATCACGTTTCATAACGTCAAGCGTTTCTTTTTCTTTATGATTTAACGAAACAGGCACTTCATTCATAATTAAATCTGGAAGTTGTAAGTAATCTCTGCCTTTCATGCTTATGGTGATATCGCTTATTTTTTCATATATCGCATCTTCTGCACCTGGTTTTGGTTTATATGAAAAAATCATATGTTGATTACGTTTATCAGGATCAAAATAAGCCTCCCTAAATCTTCCGATGAATTTTCCTAATCTTTCACCCATATCAAGTAATCGGTACTGCGCCCACAAGTCCATTAAACCATTCGATGAAGGAGTACCAGTTAAACCAACCATTCTTTTAATCTTAGATCTGACTTTCATCAAACTTTTAAATCGTTTTGACTGGTGTGATTTAAAAGATGATAATTCATCAATAACGACCATATCAAAATTAAAATCAATTCCACTTCTGGCAATCAACCATTCTACATTTTCTCGGTTAATGATATAAATGTGCACGTCTGAATATAATGCTTCTAAGCGCTCTTTTTCTGTTCCAACAGCAACTGCATAAGTTAATCCTTTCAGATGGCTCCACTTTTCAATTTCTTCTGGCCATGTATTTCTAGCAACCCTGAGCGGTGCAATTACTAAAACTCGGTTCACTTCAAAACGTTCTAACATCAATTCATATATAGCAGATATTGTAATCACACTTTTGCCAAGTCCCATTTCAAGAAAGATTGCTGAAATAGGTTTATTTATAATAAAGTTTGTTGCATACTCTTGATACTTATGTGGTTTGAATTTCATCCAACATCCCTCCAATGCTTTTAGGGTCATCTAAACAAAAGACTATAAAACCTAGTGATTCTAACTGCTGCTTTCTTTTCAATTGAAGCGGTCTGAGCCTCTTTCCTGGAGCTTTCACTTCAATAAATCCTACTTTTCCGTTCGGTAGTAAGATTAACCGATCAGGCAATCCATCAAAACCTGGGGATACAAGTTTGATAGATAATCCCTTCATATTCTTAACTGACTCGGTTAGCTTAAATTCGATTGATTTTTCTCGCATTCCAAACTCTCCTGTTCCAAACGTTTTTAAACTTTCTTACGCGCGTATATGCGTATTTGCATGATTTCATCCTATATTCTTATATTTTCCTAATATCATATTTTTCTTGGAACATTGGAACAAGTTTTTTACAAACCCTTATACGACATAGGTTGATTGCTGTTCCTAAGTATGTGACGAACTTCTTTTATTTTGTTCCAGGAACATAATATTCTGTTCCATTGTGATGTTTTTGTTCCAAACTCGACTTTTGGGAACGTCACTTTTTTAGTTCATACACCCATTGCGTTCCGTAAATGGGAAGTCGTTGTTTCTTAGATAAGCCAGTCCAACCACCAATGCTCGCCATAATAGTTGATATTTCGTTACCATCTATCCGTCTTAAATTGGAACGTTCCTTTTGGAAACATTCGCACCAAATCTCCATATTAGAAACATGCTCCCGTTTCCAAACACCTTGTTTTGGACTATCACCAAATTCAGTTCCATTGATAAATGCTCTACGTTCAAATAAGTCCATTTCATCCCAATCTTCAGGTAGCAACGTTTCAAGGTATTCACGAACCAATCCTTCTCGCTCGTCGGATTCCATCGCCATTCGTTGTTCTTCTTTCGCTAACTGATCAATATCATGCTCCAGATACAGCTTTTCACCTTGCTTCACGTATTCGAGTGTTTCTGCCCATATTTGCAGCACTTCTTCTTCAGTTACTTCCCACGATTTCTTTACTCCATCGCCTGGAGTTTTCACAGGCCAAAATCGTCTGTTACCTGTCGTATCCCTTAAATAACCTTTTTCAGCATTAGTTGTTCCAAAGAATACACATTGCCTTAAATGTGGTGTAACTCTTTTTGCAAAACTCGCTCGATAAATGTCGTTTTGTCGTGAAAGGAAACTCCTCAGTGTTTCTACTTCTGCTTTTTTAAGTCCAGCGAGTTCTCCGATCTCAATGATCCAGTAACCTTGTAATTTCTCAGCAGCTGTCTTATCTTTTGTGTCCGATAAACTTAAGCTGTCTGAAAACCATTCACCACCAAGCCTTGCAATAAGCGTACTTTTACCGACTCCTTGAGGTCCGTTTAAAACGAGCATTGAATCAAATTTAATGCCAGGTGTGAGAACTCTAGATATTGCCGCACATAATGTTTTCTTTGTTACAGCACGAACGTATGGATTATCATCCGCTCCTAAATAATCAATTAATAACGTATCGACTCGTGGCACTTTATCCCACACAGGCAAATCATCAAGATAATCACGAATTGGATGATACGACCTATCATCAGCTACTTTCGCAATTGCGATATCATAATTTCTAGCTGAAAACGTTCCATAGTGCGTATCGATATAACTAACTAACTGAGCATCATCCGCATCCCGCCAATATTTAGATGGATGCGACCAAGGAACAGGACTAACAATCTCCAAGTTGTCTGATAACTCATTAAAAACAATACCTTGAAGGTTTTCATCATGCTCCAGTATTAAGGTAAGATTTCTAAGTGTATTTTTTACTGCACCTGTTTTATCAAGATCAAGTTGCCCTTCCCAGTCATCTTCTGTAAACTCAATCTCTGCTTGTTCTTTTCGTTCTTCTGCGAACTGCGCTTTTACCAGTTCATCCTTTAAGGCAAACTTAGTCATAGCCTTAAAAGATGGAAGTTTTGTAATTTCGGTTGAATAAGACGATTTATCATCTAAATCTTGAAACAAATGCAATCGAACCAAGTCAAATGCATTCAGTAAGTTTCCTGAAGCAGGATCTGTCGCATGATGGCTATAGGCAAACTTTCCGTTATAAACAACAACACCTGCCGATGAATCAGCTGGTATATAATCAAATCTTCCTTCCATTAAACTTGGTTCATACACATGTGATAAAAAGCTATCAATGGCTTCCTCAATAGAATAAGCCCTACAAAAGGCACCAATAATACCATCCTTCTCTAGTGGATCAGCCTGTCTTTTAATATTTCGTTGTACAACTTCGGATTGCCTTGACGATACAGGCCACGTTGTCGTATCTCGCCAATCGTCATATTTCGACAAATAGAAATCGGGATCTAATAACTCACCATCTTTTTTCTCAAAAAAGAACTCACCATTTGAAGGTGTCGATGGCCAGTACATCAATCTCGAAGGTTCATATGTTGTATCATCAAAATAATCAATACCTATTTCCTTCGCGACCATTCTTGCAACCGCTGGATATTCATCTTCAGAAACATCACGTTTAAACGGAATGATTAAACGCAGCCTTGGTTTTTTAGGAGTGTGTTTATGTGTTGAATATACGCAGCATTTAAAATCATAAAGAAGTTCAATTTGATCCCAAATGCCGGGAATAGCATAGTCCATATCAAGGGTTAGAAGTGAACGAGACAAGACATGTCCGTTCCTTCTTTTTCCTTGCTTTAACTTAACTCACCGCCAACAAAACCACCAACATCCTTTGTTGCATCTTGTCTTGCACGATTCATTTTTCTATATTCTTCTACTGTTTCAGTCGTGCGGATTGTCTGATTTACAAGATTAATTAACTCGTCCCATGTTACCTCTTTATTTTTCCACTTTTTATCCATTCGACTATTTCCGACAGCTATTTTCATATTGATTACCTCCAATGCTTAACTGTCCAGTTCAATTTTAGGTAAGACACCATTTGCTTTAAGTAAATCGTAAATAAACAATCGACCTTTTTGCGTCCAATATGTATGAACTTTCGAACGATCATATCCACTGCTATCCTTAAATGTGTGGGTTTTAGTTGTTGTATAACCAAACTCCGCATGGTTTTGATAAAGCAACCAAATCTTCCCATGTAAATACTTATTTAACCAACGTGCTGACTTTCCATAATCTTTCGCAATCACTGAAATTGCTACTGCATCTTTACAATTTAAAACGACATCGTAATAACTCGCTTTTGGTTTCATCTCAATAATTTGTTGTTCCTGTACTTTTACTGTTTCTGATAATTGATTGTTTTTTAATCGCTCCACTTTTAATTTTTCTAGCGCTTTAATTAAAATATCTGGATTAGCTAATACCTCATCCACTGCATATAATCCATGTTTTCGGATTGATGGAAGCACGTCATGTGTAATCCATCTTCTAAACTTTTTCGCTTCTGGCTTTCTTGAAAGTAAAATGATATTATACAAGCCACTCTCATTTATTACGGATACTTCCTGCTTCCCTCCGAGGGTGTCGATAGTATCTACATCCTTTTCATCAGTGTCTAAACGGGCGATTACATCACGATTATTTTTAATTCCTAAAACATCACACACATCTTTTGTAACCCACCAAACATTGCCATCTTTAAAAGATGTTCTTACCTCGTTTCCTTCAAAATTAAAAGCTTCAATGTTGTTCATCATATTAATGAACCTCCTACATATAGTTGTAGAGTAAATAAATTTACCCTCACTTATATGCGAAGAAAAAGGGGAATTCGAACCCCCTTTTATTAATCTTTTTTATAAAAGTGTGTATCGAATCCATCTGCACGTAATTCTAGACTTTCTGCCCAAGGTGGAGATACGCTCATCAAATCACTAACATATACAACCGTTACATCGTTTGGAGCCTCAATCACAATTTCATCATGTACGTGCATAACAATACGAAAACCTTCATCGTGAACACGTTGTAAAGCAAAACATAATAAATCCCTCAAAACTGCCTGCACAATATTCTCGACAAACTTGGGACCATAACTAAATATTCGCTCCCACTTCTTTGTCGCGCCAATACCTTCGTACGAAACAGACTCATTGCCAAAGCTATTTATCCCAATACGCGGCTTTACATAAGAAAGCCATCTTCCCGAAGGCAGCCCAATCAGCAACATCCCACTCTGGTATTCAATCTTTATGCCATGCGTCATATGTGATTTTCGTTGCTTCACTGTTTCTTTCGCAGCACGATCAACATCCCACCAAAACTTCACAATTTTAGAATTCGACTGCCTCCACACATCAACTAATGGTTTTAATTCATGTTCTTCAAGACCCATGCTAAGTGCACCCATAGACTTTAATGCACCCACCGATGCACCATAACCAAGTGCCAACTCGGCAATTTTTCCTTTCTGCCTTAATGGACTGTCCTTTGTAATCTCATCCATTGGAACTTTAAACATTTGTGCAGCTGAGGCTTCATAGATTTTCCCATGTGATGCAAACACTTCATTTCGCCATGTTTCACCTGCAATCCATGCAATCACACGTGCTTCAATGGCACTAAAGTCAACGATTATGAAGCGATTGTTCCGAATAGGAACAAATGCAGTCCTTATAAGCTGAGAAAGTACACTCGGAACTGAATCGTATAAAGTTTGCAATGCTTCAAAGTTTCCTTGTTTCAATAGTGCACGAGCTTCGTCTAAGTCCGGGAGATGGTTTTGTGGTAGATTCTGGACTTGTATCAACCTTCCCGCAAACCTACCTGTCCTGTTTGCGCCATAAAATTGAATTAAGCCTCTCGCACGTTCATCACGACACACAACATTCTCCATCGCTGCGTATTTTTTCACACTCGATTTAGCGAGCTGTTTTCTCATTTGTAATACTTCTTTAATTTCACCTTCATTGGTTTCAATCAAATGCGTTACTGCCGCTTTATTTAATCTGTCCGTTTCAACACCTTTTGTTTGTAACCATTCACGCATTTGCATGACAGAGTTCGGATTTTCTAGCTTTGTAATTTCCTTCATTCTACTGATTAATTCACCACGAATTAAGTCATCACATTTAATCGCTTGTGAAACTAACTCTAAATCTAACTTTATTCCCCTATCATTAATAAGCTGATCCAAATGATAGTTGTCCCACTCGGCTTCAGGCATTGGGAATTTAGATAATTTATTTTGTATTGCTATTTCCGTTTCTACATCACGTTTGTTGTATTTTTTAAAGTTATCCCAACGCTCTGGATCATGTTCTTTTAAATTTCTTGTTCGACCACTATTTGTTTTTGTCGGTCTACAAGGAATAGAGAAAAACCGAATTAAATCTTTACCTTCCGACATTTTTTGCTTATCCGCTCCTGTTACCATCGCGGCACCTTCTAAAGAAAGTGGTAAACCTAAATAAGCAGACCACACCATTGTGCAACGCCAGTCGTCAGGTGAAAGATGTTTTTTGAAATGCCTACTTAAACAGATCCGTTCGAACTGAGCATTAAATGCCCACTTTGTTATATCTTTATTAAATATCGCCTGTTCAATTTCAGTCGGAATGGAATCACCATTTGCCAAATCAATAACATAAACAGGACCACTATCTACGCTGTAAGCAAATAACATAACTTCGAAATCATCTGCCTCCACATAGCGATAGACCCCGCCTTTAGCGAGGTCCACACTACTATACGTTTCAACATCGATATGCATCGTTTTCATGATAAGAAATCATCATCCACATCAGTAGCAAAATCTACTGCTGCATCTGTACGTCCACCAAGTGGTTCACCATCTCTTACCTTTTGAATATTCCCTAACCCACAAGCAATCCCACGATTTCCGTTCGTATTAAACGCATAAAAGTTAATACTTACACGTGCAAATACTCCCGAGTAAACCTCTGAACGCTCTAAGATTGGATTGATATCCATATCTACAATCTGTGGCGGTGTAATGCTATTAGCATTTACAAAGTAACTATCTGCATAAGCTTCATCATCTGAACGATCAATATCACCATCACGTAATGGCAACTTCAATGCAGCCTTGTTTGGAATCTTCCCACCAAACTTCCCGCGACCTTCCTCAATAGCAGCATCGATTGCTTTTTTAATTGCATCCAAGGTCTTTTTATCATCTTTTGGAATAATAATACTTACGCTATATTTTTCTTTTCCACCATTGATTGACTTTGGCTCCCACACATTTGCATAAGATAAACGCACGATACCTGTAATTACTTTTGTTGGATTTTTAACTGTTTTCGACATAATTATTTCTCCTCCATAAATTCATTTTTAATAGATATGCTTTTCAACTCTGGACGCTTGTCTGACTCCGGAACCAAAGTAGGTTTCCCTTTTGGCTTCATCACAAACTGCCCTAAAATTTCATTGAATTTCTTTTTACCCATGAGTTTTTCCATATTCGTTATGGTTAAAATACTCTGTTTGTAAATGTCTTTATAACCTGCTTCCTTTGAAGCTTTTTCGACATCTTCTTCGCTTGTATACTTTCGAATAGACCTGCCTTCAACTACCTTAAAACCAGACCATTTCTTTCCATGATTAACAGCAGCATCTGTTGCATATGCGGTAATTTCTTTTGCCCATTTCGTCAAATCAGAAATGCTTAATAAGATATCCGCAATTTCTTCGTCTGTTAATAGTGATGGCTTTTTGAAGTCATACTGCGCAACTTTTAAATTCGCTTCTGCTCGTGCTCTGCATTGCACTGAAGCCCTACAAAATCTACACCACTCACCCGCTATAAATTCTCCTTCACCCTCAAATGCTAATGCTGCCTTCGGTGCTAAAACATGAACTGCCCAATCAAGCAATTCATCTTTTGTTAATGAAAAGTTACTAATGCTTTCCCGGCGTGGTTGATAAATGGTCATATGGACATGTTCAATATCATAAATGCCATCAAACAAATGCAGAGCGCCCAGTGCATACAACATCATTTGAGGATTGTTTTCCGCTTCAACTAAAACTCCTTGTCCATACTTAAAATCAATGATATGAACGACATCGTTTCCGACAATAATACAATCCCCTGTCCCAAATCCTTCGGGCACATAATGTGAGAAGTCCAATCGTTGCTCAATTAAAAGAAGGGGATCTTTTGTTTTTTCTTTTACTCCCGCTAATACTTCTAAAACGTACTGAACGTAACCATCTGTATAAATATCCATTTCTTCAGAGTGATAATCAGATGTCGGCATTTCAGCATCTCTTTTCAACGCTTTAATAAGTTTATATTCACTTAGTTCATGAGCCGCTGTACCTTCCTCAGCTGCCTCACCTGATGTATCATCAAATTGCAATTCCAATCTAGCTGATGGTGTACACTCCATCCAACGATGTGCCCCGGATGCAGATAAAATAGCATGTTTCATCATTGCAATTCCTCCGCATCTTTCATTAAAGCTTCATAATCTTTCGCATCGATTTCACTTAGCTTCGTTGCGCCATACTCTTCAAGTAGCTTTTTTATATCAACTGTAAAACCCAACTGACTTTTTTGTGCCAGTAAAGTGCGAACTTCCTCAAGTGAAATTTCTTTTTTAGTTTCCGCTTTTTTCACCGATGCTTTTTCTCTCGTTCGAGGCGATTCTTCGTTACTAGCTAACACCTTAGCAATCGTCTGAATTGATTCAGCTAGATTGTTTAAGTCTGTTACAACATCTAACAGTAATTTTGTTCTGCTCATATCAGGCCTCACCACCTTTCTTGGTTTCTTTAATTTCCACCGTTTCCACCGAGTCTCCAGGTGTGATAACGAGCAGATTTACTTCTTTTCCAAGTAGTAAATCTAGCATTCTACTTCGTACTGTTTTTCTCTTACCTTCAACTACTCGTGTTTTTTCGCCATGCTGATCTGTTACATTGATTATCACCTTGTGATTTAGACTCATTGAAAAACACTCCTTTCTGAGAGTGATTTAATAGCCTCTCACTTATAAGCGATTTTTCCGACCTATTCGAACCCTTTTTTATAATAATTTAAAAGGCTCAATTAAGAGCCTTTATGTAGTCCTTTTCTAAGTGCCTGTAACGCGCCTTTCAATCTTTTTCGAACTGCTGTTTCCGAGACATTTTCTTCCTTCGCTATTTCAACATTTGTTTTATTTTCAAAAAAACTTTTTTGAACAACTATCAATTGCTTATCGGTTAAGCTTTTCATTTGAGCATGCAATGCACCTTTTATCTCGTTCGTTTTTTCTTCTGATTCAGCTTCTAATAAAACATTCAACGGATCACTGTGGGCATCGAATAAAATAGAATTACAATCAGGTTCAACAATACTCTCAAAATCTTCTATATAATGATTAGTCTTATAAACATCCCTATTCCAAGCCCGAACTTCTTCATCATCAAATGAATGGTTTAATTGAATATCGATTTCAGTCACACCATTTTCACCTAGACGAATGATTGTTCGTTTTCCATTTGCAAACTCATAGATATATTCATTACGCTTCTTTTGACTTGTTTTGTACTTTTTTTCGATTTTTTTCATTGTTTGGCCCCTTTGGACTTTTTAAAAATCCGTAGAAGCCGTATTTATCCGAAGAACATACAAAACGGCCCGAAACATATCCTGAATAAATTCAAGTCTTGTTCCTGGCCGTCATGCAGCTCTACGGATTTTATTTAGATTGATTAAATTCTCTAAACAACATAACTGTTAACTAAAAATTCGTTAGTACACTTTCGAGTAATTTTTGTCATAACTCCCTCACGCTCAATTTGAAGTGTTCCTCCTATATTCAAAATCGTGCTAGTTTTACATTTTTTATATAAAACTTCTAAAACCCCGGTTTTAGGATTACCTTTACAGGCAATGCGTCCCTTACAATCACGTATCTCTTTCACACCTTCACCTCCAATTCCGTTCTGGTTTTCTACCCTTTCTTAAGTTCAATTTTATTATTGTTAAAAGCGAAAAGCCTCAGCTGCTACTCAGCTAAGGCTCCGCTATGACTCCCTTTTTGAACTGACACATTTAATTTCTAACTTGATGAACGTAAAGGCAATATAAGCGTTAATAAATAATTAATTGTTATAAGTAGAGTAAATTGCTATACTTGAGTCAACTCGGTTAAAGATCATCCAATATCATTTGGAGGAGATAAAATGGCTTTTACTTACAATAAATTATGGAAGTTATTAATAGATAGAAACATGATAAAAAAGGATTTAATGAAAGAAACGAAACTTACATCAACAACAATTGCTAAAATGAGTAAGGATTTACCGGTTAGTATGGAAGTATTAGGAAGGATTTGTAAGGCTTTAGATGTTAATATCGGGGACATAGTTGATTATGTAGATGATAATACTCCAACCGATTGAATTTATAGGGAGGCACAATATATGAAAAAGTTATGTTTTAGCACTTTTGCAACGGTTTTAAAATTATGTAAACCTAAAAGAGTTTCACAAAAGAAACTATGTGGAACTATGTTGCAGTCTATTGTGCCCACTTACGATATTCGAGAAGATGACGGAGCTGTTTCTGATTTAATCCGAGGAATTAAAAACCTTTCACCCATTATTACTGAAAATGCATCAAAAGTTGAGCCGAAATTAATTTCAAATTATTTTAAAACCCATTTAATAGATATGATAGATCATAATAAAAAAGGAATTATAGTCCTAGCCTTGAAAGATATAATTACTTCCGACAACTCTATAAATCCAAATACAGTAATTGAAAATGTAAATAATATAACCAAGTCTCAACTAATGAACCAGAATACTTTTGTACTAGAGGATTTTCTCGCAGGTATTTTACTATACACATTGTTATATGTTGAAAACAGAAACACCAATGATGCTGTTAAAGAAATAACAAAAGAGTACATAGAGTCTTTCGAAGATAAGAAGCTAGATGTAGATTTTATAAATGAATACCACACCCTTCCTAAAGAAACTCTTAGAGAACTAGAAATAGATACTAGATTATTAGTATTAATTTCTGAGTCCGGAGGAAAATGCCAAAAATGTCGTCGACCACTGGCTTTAAAAAAAGGAGAAAACGACATAAACTATGCAAAGGTATTCCAACTTACGGATACAGATGAGATTGTTTTATGTGTGGGATGTGAACGTGAAATTCAAAGTGCTACGGCTGAAGATAAATCTAAACTATTAAAAGAAAAACAAAATCTAGAAACACTTTCAATTGCTAATGATGCTACCTCTAGATATACAATAGAAAAGGAAATTGAAGAGGTACTAAGAGTAGTAGATTTGATGGATATAAGCGAAGATACAAAATTAAAAAATGAACCAACAAAAGTTAAAAATAAGATTAATGAACAACGATTAAAAGAAAAGGTACTTTTTAATGTTCGAAGATTATATCGTGGAGTAAATGATACTTTAGACAGATTATCCGGGGAAAACAATTTAAATGTTGATACGTTCGCTAAAAATATAAAGCGAATGTACGAGGATGCAAGTGAATCACATTTAAGTCAAAGCGCTATATTTAATCTACTTGTTGATTCGTTATATGAGAAAACAGGTAGGAATTACAGAGAAGCCTGCGAGATTATTATCTCCTACTTTGTTCAAAGGTGTGAAGTGTTCGATGAGATTACCAAATAAAGTTACGCCATATAAAAATAGTGTTATATCCTTATTTCCAAAAATCCTAAACTCCCTAAAGGAAAAAGATATGACTCCTAAAGAGTTATTAGAAGTAACACTAAGTAAAACGCCTACTAATGAAAAGGATATGTCTGACTTCCTTAGTGCATTAGATTGTTTATTTGCATTAGGGAAAATTAAACTAACGAAAGAAGGGAGTATGCTTAGATATGTTAACCAAGATATTTTGTGATAAATTTTCCCCAGAACATCAAAGTATTCAATTTAATCCGGGTCTTAATACTATCTTAGGTAATTCAGTAGGTAGTAACGCAATCGGAAAATCAACCTTTTTATGGATAATTGATTATGTCTTCGGTGGCAACAGTTATTACTCTATAAACGAGGATATAAAAGAAGAAGTTGGTCCACATAGAATTTACTTTACTTTTGAATTTGATGAGCATCCTTATTATTTTTATAGGGACACTGATACCCCAAATTATGTACACCAAATCGATCATCAGTATCATATTATAAAAAAATTAACTATTGATGAGTATAAAAACTTTCTATATACAGAATACAAAATAGGATTACCGCATCTCGAATTCGACGAAATCACAACAAGATTTTACAGAATATACGGTCGTGAAAATACATTAGAAAAACATCCTTTATTAGTAAAAGCACGTGAAAAGGACGAATTGGCTGTAAATTTTCTAATGAAATTGTTTGGACATAATGATATTTTATCTTCTATTAAAAACATGGAAGAAGAACTTGGTGTTAAATCTAATCAATTAAAATCTCGGGAAACAGAGAATTCTAACAAGGATAAAATTGAAAGTAATAAACAAATTATCCAATCTTTAAAAGAGAGACTAAAAAGACTAATGAAAGATAACGAAGAGGCTCAACTTTCTATGTTTGGTTTTGATACTAAAGCCTTTGAACGCATTACATCAATCCAAAAGGAATTAAGAAACTTTACTCACCAGCGTAACAAATTACAATCTCAGGTCAATGCAATCAAAAATAACATTCGTAATAATGACTTCAGCACCTCTAGTGAATTTAAAGAATTAGAACAATTTTTCCCGGAAATTAACATAAAAGCATTTGAGGAGATTGAAATGTTTCATGTGAAAATAAGGGAAATTCTAGAAGAAGAGATGGATGAAGAAATTGAACGTCTAAAGCCAATTATAAGTGAATTTGATTTTGAAATTAACCGATTAAATAAAAAAATAAAAGAATCTGGCTTTGCTAAAGAGATGTCTGAAAGAGTATTATCCCAGTGTGTTAACATCTCTAAGAGTATTGACAAACTTGAGGAAGAAACCGCTGAATTAATCCACCAAAATAAACTAAAAGAAAACAGAGCTAACGCACTAACAAAATTAGAAAATCTAATATTAATACAAACAGAAATTTTAAATGAAACGCAAGCTTTAATTAATAATCAGTTGATAGAAATAAACGATGAAGTAACAAAACAACAAGAAACTGCACCTGTTTTAAAAATTACTCCAGGGAAAGATATCTTTTTTGAGACTCCTGGGAACACGAGCGAAGGTACAGCCTATAAAAGCCTTGTTGTATATGATTTAAGCATTTTTGAATTACGACCAATCCCTGCACTTATACATGATTCAAATATCTTAAAACGGATTGAGGATATCCATCTTGAAAAAATCCTGGAACGTTACCACTCAACTAATCGCCAAGTTTTTATTGCCTTTGATAAAGCATCTTCAGCAACTGAAAATGCACGTAATATATTAGATGAAACTGCTATTTTACGCTTATCCGAAGGGAATGAACTATTTGGACGTTCATGGAGCAGACATAAATTTAATAACTAAATTCGGGGGGAATATTAAAAATGGCCACTATTGATAATTTGTTACACCAAATATCAGACAATACATTACGGAAACGTTTGAAACAGGAATTCGAACGTATAACAAAAAATAAAAAGTTTGGACTCGTATTTGAGGATCACATCCCTGAATGTACGCCCCTTTACGATGTCCCTATAAAACAAGGGGCGACTGTCGCAAAAAAATCGGGACAAATCAATGATGTATTCATTGTATTAAAGATTGAAGGAGATACTGCCTTCTGTTACAACAAAAGTACAAATGCAACAATTAATATCAATATAAAAGAACTAGTATCTGTGGCACAATTTGGTGACCCTATTTTTCCTACGCTCACACCAATAGAGACATTAGAAAACTCACAGAATAGTGACTTGTGGCATAGTTTAATTGAGGCTGATAACTATCATGCACTTCAATTGTTAGAATATCTTTACCCTAAGCAAGTTGATTGTATTTACATAGACCCACCTTATAACACTGGGGCTAGAGATTGGAAATACAATAATAATTATGTAGATTCTAATGATAAATGGCGACATAGTAAATGGCTATCCATGATGCAAAAACGGTTGAAACTTGCAAGAAAAATATTAAATCCTGACACTGGAGTGTTAATTGTCACTATTGACGAACACGAAGTGCACCATCTTCGTACTTTACTTCAAGATATTTTTCCTGAAGCTTACATTCAGATGGTTACAATTGTAATTAACCCTAAAGGGGGAACTCAAGGTAGATTTTCAAGAGTTGAGGAATATGCCATCTTTTGTTTTATGCCAAATGCTTATGTAATTGGGGGATCTGACCCTTTATTAGGAGAAATAAAACCTTCTACCAAACCTCGTTGGAAAGGTTTATTACGTTCAGGGGCGGATTCACGTCGAGAAGATAGTAAGAACCAATTCTATCCAATTTTGATTGATTCAGAAAACCAAAAATTAATAAAAGCACTTGATCCACTACCTTACCCTGAACAACCGGATTTAAATAAAAAAATAGATGGATACAATGTTGTTTGGCCAATAAGAAGCGATTTATCAGAAGGAAGATGGATGCTAAGTAGCTCTACACTTAATAATCTTATCGAAAAGGGATATGCTGCTTTAGGTCGTTACGACCCAAAAAGGAATACATGGGGGGTATCCTATCTTAGCCAAGGCCTTCAACAACAAATTGAAAATGGAAAAATCATTATTACCGGACATGATGAAAAAAGAAATGTAGTTGAGGTCGAGTTCGCTGATTCGCAGTCTAAACAAATTATGACTGTTTGGCATAGAAATTTACATGATGCAGGAGTTTACGGTTCTGATTTAGTATCAAATATAATTGGGCAATCAAGAGCCTTTTCTTTTCCAAAGTCGATTTATTCTACAAGAGATGCCATTGCAGCGGTAGTAAGAAATAATAAAAATGCACTAATCGTAGATTTTTTTGCTGGCAGCGGGACTACACTACACGCTGTAAATTTACTTAATACGGAAGACAACGGAAATCGGAGATGTATTTTAATTACAAATAATGAGGTTTCCGAATCGGATGCAAAGCAATTAAGAGAAAATAATTATAATCCCGGGGATAGTGAGTGGGAAAAACATGGAATTTGCCAGGCCGTTACTTGGCCTCGAATAAAATATAGTGTACTAGGTAAACGGTCTGACGGAACTATTCTTAACGGGGAATACTTTATGACGAAAACAGAAATCAAAGAAATTGACCGCTCATTCTATCATCTTGGTTTTATCGATAAACCTAAGGAACTGACTGCAAGTGCAAAAAAACAAATTTTAGCAGTTTTAAAAGATAAAAAGGGAAATAACCAATTGCCGCAATCATTAGTAAAGGCAAATACTAAATTTATATTATCAGAAAAGCATTCAGCTACGATTCTCTTCGATATTGACTATGCTAATGAATGGATCGAAGAAATAGCTAATCAGGAACATGTCACGGACATTTATATCATTGTTAAAGAGCCCGCAAGATTCAAAAAAATAAAAGATGAGTTAATCAATTTGTTAGGTCCAATACAAGAAAGAATACCCTTAAAACGTCTTATGAGTGATGGCTTCAATACAAATGTAGAATACTATAAATTGAACTTTTTAGATAAAAATAGCGTATCTTTAGGACAGCAATTTCATGAAATATTACCATTACTCTGGTTAAAATCAGGTGCTATATCAAAAAGGCCTGTTTTAGACAGCACGAGCGAGCCTGACATGCTAGTTCTTCCTGATAACAAATTCGCAATACTTATTGACGAAACAAAGTATGCTGATTTTTTAAAACAGGTCTCTGCTGAAACCGAGATTAACACAATTTATTTTGTAACAAATTCCGATGATGCTTTCCGCGAAATGTCCGCAGGAATGAAATCTAAGAACACTTATCAACTATACCGAAATTATATAGATAACTTTACTTTAGGTAGTAGGAGGGAATTTTAAATGAGAGATATTTTATTTCCATTCCAAGAAACTGCTCTTGATGAGTTGCATGAAAAAATCACTAATTCGCACCAATTGTGGAATGTACGGAACCCACAAATAATCTCCTTTTCTGCTCCTACTGGATCAGGAAAAACTATAATAATGACCACATTGATAGAGGAAATTCTTTATGGAGGCTCTAATAATGTTGGGGATCCTGACTCTGTATTTATTTGGCTATCAGATTCACCTGAACTAAATGAACAAACTAGACTTAAAATAGAAACCAAGTCTGACAAAATTCGGGTTTCCGATTTGCTCACTATTGATTCTAATTTTAATACCGAATACCTTGAAGGTGGCCAAATTTACTTTTTAAACACTCAAAAGTTAGGTTCGGATAAATTATTAACAGAGAGCTCTGATAAACGCCAGTATTCAATTTGGGAAACCCTTACGAATACTGCTAAACGCATTCCTGAAAAACTTTATGTTATCATTGACGAGGCTCATAGAGGGACTCAAACTTCTACCCAAGCAATCAATAAGGCTCAATCTATTATGCAAAAGTTTATTAAAGGTAGTGAAGAAGATGGACTTTGTACTATGCCTTTAATCATTGGTATTACTGCTACCCCTCAAAGATTTGATAAATTAATTGCAAACACAACTTCAACAGTCCAAAAAGTTATTGTACCTCCTGAAAGAGTTCGAGAGTCTGGGCTTCTGAAGGATAGAATTATTATACATTATCCAGATGTTCAATTAAGTGCTAATATGACAATGTTAAAAGGTGCAGTTAAAAACTGGAGAAAAAAATGCAATCAGTGGAAGTCATATTGTAAGGAACACGAAGAAGACATTGTAATCAATCCTATTTTAGTTATTCAAGTTGAAGATGGTAATAATCGTGAAATAACTCAAACGGATTTAGGCATTTGTATAGATATAATCGAGGAGGAAATTGGACATAATTTAAGAGATGGAGAAGTTGTTCATACCTTTAATGATCAAGGTACTCTTAATGTTCGTGATGTCGAAATTCAACAAATTGAAGCCTCTAGAATAAATGAAGATGAAAATGTCAAAATTGTATTTTTTAAAATGAATCTTTCAACCGGATGGGACTGTCCACGTGCCGAGACAATGATGTCTTTCCGTAGGGCGGAGGATTATACTTATATAGCGCAATTATTGGGTAGAGTTATCCGTACACCTTTAGCTAGAAGAGTCTCCACCAACGCAGAACTTAATAGTGTTAGTCTATATCTTCCTTATTTTAATGAAAATACAGTTAAAGATGTAGTAAAAGCATTAAATGAAAATGAGGCTATCTCACCTACAGAGGCCGGAACTGAAAAGGATCTAATTACTCTCAAACGAAACTTGGAGTTTTCTGATGTTTTCGATGCAATGAATAATCTCGTTACTTGTCATATAAGTTCATCACGAAAGCAAGATCCCATTAAATTGTTAATACGACTCTCCCGCGCATTAACTATGGATGGAATTGATTTAAATGCTTACAACCACGTAAAAAACACTATTCTTACTAAAATGGATGAAGAAATACAAAAAATGAAAGCAGCTGAAGAATTTGATGAGCTATCCTCAGCTATTACAGGATTTTCTTTTGGAACGTTAACTTTCGATTATGATGGCAATGCTTTAACATTTGATGAAGAATCACAAAAAATGACAGTATCAAATTTCGATATTTCTAGACACTTTGAGCAATCAGGAAGAATCCTCGGGGAGGGTTTGCACAAAGAATACTGGATTCGACATAGTAGAAGAAACCATATCGATGTACAAGTCGAAGTAATTGTACTATCTAATAACGCAACAGCAATGGAGACTTTAAACAATTTTGCTGAAGAGTTATTTTTCAATTTACATGATGAACACAAGCGCTTGATAGCTAAATTACCTGAGTTTAGAAAAGATATATATGAAAGGCTAACTAACTCATCGGCTAAGCCCATATATGTACCCTGGGAATTGCCTGATTCTATTGATTTTTATCTGCCTGATGATAGCATCAATTATGAAAAACATCTTTATTGTAATGCTGACGGCACATTTCAAACAAGCCTTAATAAATGGGAAAACGGTTTGATTATGGAAGAATTAAACAACGGGGCAGTTTGTTGGCTACGTAACCTAGATCGTAAAAGGTGGTCACTTGAAATTCCATATGAAGTAGGTGGCGTTTCTACTTCTATGTATCCAGATTTAATTATAGTCAGAGCTGATTCAGAAGGTTATATCTTTGACGTTTTAGAACCACATGATCCTAGTCGTAAAGATAATTATCCTAAAGCCGTTGGTTTAGCAAAATTTGCTGAAAATCATTGGGATAAATTCGGAAGAATTCAGCTTATCCGGCTAAAAAGAGGTGCGGACGGGCGTGAACATTTTTATCGACTTGATATGGGGAAAACAGTTATCAGAAATAAGGTCCGCGGCATTACATCGAATGAAGAACTAGATAGAATTTTTGATGAAGATGCTCAACGAGAAGATTAATATTTATCCGTTTTGTCAACTCAAATATTAGAAATCCTGTGTTATCTAGTCTATCAACACAACCCATTCATTTTAGTTATTAGATAAACTTCTTTTAAAATGCAAAGAGGGTTTCCTGATCTTGATTTAATTTTAAAAAAATCAGGAAACCCTTATTTATAAGGCTCTAACCCCTCTTATTCATCCACTCTCGACATCAATACTACCGTCTCCACATGTGTCTTCACTACTATGTGAACACAATTTATTATCCTCGTTGACTGTATGTGAACACAATTCGTTAGATGTTTTTATGTTTTCTTTTTTCGCATTTCTTCGTGCAGGTTTAAATTTTTCACCATCAAGACTATTACTTAAACCTGTTTTATATACAAATGTAATCATGGCAGGATCTTTATTTCCATCTTCATCTACTCCACCTACAATTACCTTATCAACGACACTTTCAAATACATATCGGTCAAACGTTTCAATCACTTCATTTCGTTCCAATACTTTTTTGAAAGCTAACAAGCGTTTTTTAATATCCTTTTCTTCTTCTAAATTCGACAAGGATTTTTCTTTTGTTTGTACTTTCTCATTAATCTCTTGCATGAGTGAATTATATTTATCTTCATACGTATCTTTATCGATAATATTCTCCAGTCTCATATCCACTAATTTATTCTTTTTGTTTTCTAATCCCTGAATTTCTTTTTCCATTTTAGTTATTTCTTTATGAATCGTATTGGAACTCAATGTCTCTTCCATTCGTTGCAAAAATTCTTCCAATACGTCTTTGTTATTATTACACATAATTCGGTAACTTTCTAGAAAAGCTTTTTCAATAGCTTCTTCGGGTATTCCTTTACTATCTGGACAGAACTTTTTTCCCTTTTTTGTACTTGTAACACACTGCCAAATTGTTTTGCTATATTTCGTTGAACTATGCCATCTGCGTCTTGTTAATGTACTTTCACAATAACCACAATCAATCATACAGCTAAACGCATATTTACGACTATACTTCTCTCGCTTCCCGCCGTTATTTTCTACTGTATTTCGTCCCCGATTTCTTCTCATTCTGATTTCCTGTGCTTTATCAAATATTTCAGCGCTAACAATTGCTTCATGGTGATTTCGCAAATAATACTGATCTTCCTCACCAAAGTTTTCCAATCGTCGTTTTGTAATGGGATCTAATGTAAAAGTTTTTCCCATCAAAATATCGCCTTTATATTTTTCATTTTTGATAATTCCAAGTACAGTTGTTTCAGCCCATGTTGGTGTACCTCTCTTTGTTTTGTAGCCTAAGTTTTCTAACTCTCTTGAAATGATGTTACCTCCTGCTCCTTCAACATACCTTTGAAAAATATAACGAACAATTTCCGCTTCTTTTTCGTTTATTGAAATACTTTTATCTTCCGGATGATAGTCATAACCAAGACACCCTTGAAAACCGACTAACTCTCCACGTTGCATTTTCATCTTTAATCCCTTTTTAACATTTGCAGATATATTTTCAACTTCCTGTTGAGCAACTGAACTTAAAACGACAAGTAACAATTCACCATCCATTGTCAGTGTATTAATTTTTTCATCTTCAAAATAAACTGCTATATCTCTTTCTTTTAACATACGCACATATTTCAACGTATCTAATGTGTTCCTTGCAAATCTAGATATTGATTTCGTAATCACCATATCAATATCTCCATTCATACAGTCATTAATCATTCGTTGAAAATCTTCACGTTTAGTAATCTGTGTACCTGTGATGGCTTCATCCGCATAGATATCAGCTAACACCCATTCAACATTTTTCTGAATTAAATCGGAGTAATAAGAGACTTGTGATTTATAGCTACTTAACTGATCTTCTGAATCTGTACTTACTCTACAATAAGCTGCTACTCTAAGCTGTTTTATTTCTTTCCCACGTTTCTGGTTGGCTAAGTCACTATTGGCGCGAATCACTTCTACTTTTGACATAACAGTTCCTCCCTTTTTGTGTTCCCTATCTACTATCTATTGTATCGCCAATAGAAACACAATTCAGCCTGTAATATCAGAAATGATGCCATATTCCTTCATTAATTTATTTTTCACCATGTAATGTTCTTTCTCGGTAATCAATTTATGGGTTAGCAGTTGTTTTAACATAGCAATTTGCATACTATAAAGAATCAAACTTTGTTTCAAAAAAACACGCCCCCTAAAAAGTCATATCCCTTGTTTCTTATTTAAGTTCATAAATAAAAACCCGTCTGTTTTTTACAAACGGGTTAAAGAATTATAAACTTATACTATTAATCATAATAAATATTGAAAAAGATCCTGCTTGAAAATATTCTATCTTTTAAAAGGTTATAAAACAGACATTCTAAAATCTGTTATATTACAAATCATATAAACTATTTATCTTCTAGTTATTTCCATTTGCAATAAAAGGACTAAAATTTAAATAGTAAGTATCTTCATCTATTTTTGTTATTTCTACATCTGTACGACCATATTCTAATAGATGTTCTTTTATAACAAATTCACCACTTGCTAATCCTAATCTATTTCTAAAATATTCCCCCATATAACTATTATTTTGAGTTGAGTGAATTGCTTTCCCGTTTTCTTGGGCACGAACACAAATAAGTGTTTTATCGTCGTCCGTAATCAATGAAAACGTTTCTCCTATAGGTGGGAAAAAATCTGTTCGATATATACTAGATGGAATAGATAAATATGCTTGATTTTTGTCCCTCCCACTCCTTTGTCCCCAATTTAAACCTGATCTTTCTGGGACCACTCCTCCTGCCCTTTGACTAACTAAAGAAAGGATAACGCTACTCCCAATAGTCGTGGCAACTTTAGAGTTCCCTTTGTTTAATTCATCTTGCTTTCTCCTGGAGTTTCTTAACATATCTTCCTTTGAATATATAAGAAATTCCTCTCTAACCTCTGAATGGTCGCAATAAATTGTGCGGGCATCTAGTCCATAATAATAATCCAAAGCAGTTTTACCATCACATAAACTTAATATCTCTTCGTTACCCTTCCTTATGAAGGCATTCTGAGTATAATTTGCGGAACCGACATAGGCTTCGACATCTCCTTCAACATTATCCCAGATATATAACTTAGAATGGACTGATGGGGGTGTATAGATATACTTACAATCAAATTGATTTTTGTAAAATGTTCTTTTATTTTCTATAAAACCTTGATAATCACTTATATTAATTCCATCATTAGGAGCCATCCCAACTATTAATTCTATGCTATTAATTTCTAGTTTATTTTTTTCAATAGTTTCAAAATGATGAGAAACCATCGGAGCACTTGCGTACCCACTTACTATTTTCAAGTCTGTGTAACCTCTACTTATTGGTTCTAATAAAATTTTTTCATATAAATTATTTGTTATTAGCATAGCGACCCCACCATTAAAGTATAGATTCTTGTAAAGAATCAACGTTATATTGAATATTATTGTCAATAGAAGGATAAGAAATACCAGCGAAACAATTTAACAGTGCTTCAAAAATCACTTGTGCACCCTTCACAGGTACCGCCATCCCGACTTGCTTTCTTACGCTTTCTCTAGTGCCGTAAAACTTATAATTGTCTGGAAAAGTCTGTAATCTTGCTCTTTCCCGATTTGTTAAAGCCCTATCTTCCTTCCAGTGATACACATGGGTCCCTCCACCACCACTTCCTGTAACAGTATATGATGGTTTGTCTGGTTCCAAACGTTTGTATATTTGACTTATTTTAGCTCCAGTTACTTTCAATTGTAATTCTTCTGGTATATTGGCTGTAAAAGCATTTTCTCCTGGCTTTATATAACTTAATCTTTCCTTCACAGTTTCAGATTGTCTAGTAAAATCATGATTAAAAGCATCCGAAGCTATTGGAGGATTTTCAATAGCATTTTTTGATGTTACATCAATATTCTTAAACATCTCTGGTGAAGGAACCTTAAATTCAATATCAATATCATTCCTGATACCAATAATAATTATCCTTGATCTCGCTTGCGGTACTCCATAATCGCTAAATTTATAAAGATGTGGAGTCATTTTATATCCAGCAGAATGCATCTCTGATAAAATCTGTTCAAATGCTTTACCATCATTTGCATTTCTTAGTCCCCCGACATTCTCCGCTAAAAACCATTTTGGTTTAAATAGATTTAATGCCTTTATTCCATAACTATATAACGGTCCATACACACCGTCCATTCCCTTTTGCTCCCCAACAATACTAAAGTCATTACATGGAAAACCAAATGCCAAACCGTCTATATCTGAGATACTCTTGAGTTTATCAAAATCTAATTTTCTTATATCTTCACATATCACAGTACTTGGATCATCAGGACAGATATTATTAATATATGTTTGACAAGTGTCTTTATCAAAATCATTCGCCCAAGCATGTACTATTCCATATTCATTATCTTGGCTTTTTGCTAACCTTGCGCCCATTGCTATACCACCAGGTCCACAAAACAGCTCTCCTAATTTAAATTCCATTAACATCTCGTCCTTTTTTATTGTGATGTGAATATTATACTACATTTAAACACTAAAAGCCACTTTTAGAGAACATATGTTTCTGTGTTTAAAATAAATAAGAGATTTCTTTAGAAAAGATATTAGTCAAACTTTGAATTCCACAAATCAATTATTTCAGTAAATTTATCCAAATTATATAACCTTTGAACTTTCTCAACATAGTTTTGTAGAATTTCCTTGTTTTCTTTGTCATCACAAGGTATCGATTGTATATCTTGAAGATATTTTTCTACCGTTTTAATTCTCTCCAAATACTCTATATGTTCAAATACCTCTTCTTTGAGAATATTTCTTTTTTCATCAATCTTTGCTTTTAACTTTTCTTGTTCTTTAGCAAGTTCCTCTGTTTCATGACGGGCTCTTATTAATTCTTGTTCTACTTCGTTTTTTCTTCTTTCCTCACGCTTTGTATCTCGAATCGGCAAGTATTCTTTCCTTAAATCTAAAAAAATTGCTTCTAGTTGGTTAACTAGAGATTCCAATTCATCTGTATAGATTAATTTATTTTTATTTTCTAAATTAATTAATTCCAACCGTAAAATTCCCGAATGTTTTTTTCTATATATTGGTTGCATAACCCCTTCTGTGTTGCTTCTTATCTTCTGCTCAATCAATAATATCCTCCAACTTACATGCGGTAATTGCAACTCAGTATAATAATCCTTTTCATGTCCGATGTAAATTTGGCCACCTAACAATTCAGTCCCCCTTAATAACCTATTAATAGTCTCTCGGAAATTAAATTCTCGCATCAGCTCTAGTCTTTCGACTAGGGCTTTTTTATGCTTCACCCCCAAAACCAAAAATAATAATGCATATTACTTGACTTTTTAAAATCGCCCCAATAATCGGCATGAAGGCATTATTTTTGATGAAATGGGGTAGATTTTTTGATTAAAAAAGTTCGTTCACATGATGACTTTCTTACCTTTGTCTCCAACGAAATTGATTTATTGTATCCAAATAAAAAGCTGATTAGAGAGCACTTCACTGATTTGATTATTTGGATAAGCATGATGGATCTCACGCAAACAGCTGATTTACTGAAACATCGTTATTCTTCCAATCCCAGAGGAAGAAATCCACGAAATCCTTGTGATATGCTCCGGAGCTTGCTGTTGATGCATAAGCTCCAATACACAAGTGTCGATAAATGGGTAGAAGCGTTAAAAACCATCCCAATATACGCCATTTTAAGTGGTTTTGAACCAGACTCGACTCCCGGGGTTGGAACCTTTTATGACTTTTTTAACCGGATTTGGCTAGCACCTTCTCCCCACTTGATGAATAAGAAGAAGAAAAAGCTCAAAAAGCCAAAAAAGAAAGGAAAAAAGAATCAAAAAATGGAACCTAAACATCCTGGAATTGTTGAAAAACTAGTTCGTCGTGCGCTTAAACAACGAAAAAATTATTATTCGCCTAAAGCTCATGATGCGCTGCAACAGCTATTTAAATCCATGTTTGTAGAGCACTCTGCTGCACAAGGGCTTTTGGGAAATCCTCAGTCATTAAGTATCTTGGCTGATGGTACACCAGTAGAAACTGGTGGGCGACCATATGGAAAATTTCTTTGTAAATGCCGCAAACAGGGGAATTGGAAATGCAATTGCTTGCGAAAATTTTCCGATCCCGATGCAGATTATGGTTGGGATAGTTCCCGTGAAAAATATTATTATGGACGGAACCTTTTTATGGTGAGTGCTTCCGAAAGCCCATATGATTTACCCATTTATCCAAGAATGTATCGGGCAAGTAAACATGACTCTGTCTTACTGGTGAGCACATACCATGAACTCCTACATTGGTATCCGGAATGGGAAATTGGGGAAAGCATCTTAGATTCAGCCTTTGATGCTTATCCCATTTATGAAATGCTAGAACAGTATGATGTGTCTGCCATCATTGACCTAAATCCAAGGCGTTCTAAGCAGTTCACTTATAATGAAATGGACATTAACCTAGACGGTATTCCTGTTTGCCCTATCGGTCGTAAGATGCTTGATTGGGGCGTAGACAAGAAACGTTACCGTCGTAAGTGGCGATGCCCTGCAGCTGTTGGTGGATGGCAATGTTCCAATCCATGCTCTGATTCAAGTTACGGACGGACATTTTATACATCAACCAAAAATAACCCTAGGTTATTTCCACGTGTGAAACGTGATAGCAAAGAATGGCGTAAGCGCTATGCACTACGAACTGGTGCTGAACGCTGTATCAAACGCCAAAAAAAAGATTATAACCTGGAAGGCTCAAATGGACGAAGTTCCCGTCATTGGAACATTCGTACATATATCATCGCCATGTGCCAACATGCGGACGCTTGGGTAAAGGAAGCTAGAAAAAATCAATTTAAGGAGCTGCATATAAAAGCAAAATCGATTTTATCCATCTAGTTTATAGAAACTCAACATTTTTTAAAATCTGCATATTGCAGGTTTATTTGGCATGGAATTTTTAATACCTATTGTTATAAAGACTATTTGAACTATAGCTAAGGCTTCAAAAGTCCCGAAATTACTCAGTTAATTTCCGAGTCTCTATCTATTAATAAATGTGTATGCTAACTTCTTTTTTGAAGGAGAAACATGTAGGTCTAAAATGGTCTGTTTTGGAATATCCTCATAATTAACTTTTTGATTCTCTTCTAATTGCAAACTAAATGGAAGTTCCTCAATATAGCTATATTTCTTATTTTCTTCTCTCTTTTTTTCAACCCTATCATGTTCGAGAATTAAAGAATGTAAATCGGAAGATTTAATTGACCTTAACGACCTTACCCACGTAGTAAATTTCTTTTCATTATCTATATTATCGAGATTATATTTCTGTGGATTATTAAGCATTGTTGACACCACTTTCAAATTCACATCCACATTTATATAAAGCATCTACAAGTTTTTCCAACTCTTCTTCCGATTTTACTTTTTCAGGAATTAAAAGTTTAGG